CGCCGCTGTAGCCAGGAATTGTTCCATCGATCATTCCAGAAATAAGTGGAGCATACTTCTTTGACATCTTTGTAGGTATTACAGACTCGCCTGGAGATAGCATTGCAGGAACAACATCTCCTGCACCCTTTGGGCCAGGAACAGACACTACTCCATTTGCATATCTTCTTCCAAATAGCTTAGAGATAAGGCTTGTCTTGCCCCTGCTAGCTGTTCTTTGGTTATTGTCGATACCATTGTCTAGAATAGACTTCAGGGATATTTCCTGAGCAATCTGCTTTTTCTTAGCGTCCATAGATGAAGTAGACATTTTCTTAGGTGGGCGAGGTACGGCCTTTTCAGCAGGAGCCTTGCCACCCATAACCTTATCAGCGTATCTCTGAGCTTCATCTCTATCTCTGTCAAGGATCTTTAGAATTTTTGGATCAATCTTCTTTACAGCTTTTTGTCTAGCCAAAAGAGCTTCTGAGGCAGCACCAAAGTAGCTCTTGATTCCAGGAGACAGGTTTAGCTTTTCTCCACGAGATATAGCTGAGTCTATTGCAGCATAGGCTGTCTGAAGTCTTCCCCAGTCCTTGTTGTCTGGGCTTACTCCATTAGAGATTTTTTGCATTATGGCATTTGCACGTGACTCTGTGGATCCAGTCTTTATCAAGAATTCTTTAATCGTTGCAGCATTTCTTGGAGACTCCTTGACCTTCTGAACCATTATGTTATTAAATAGTCCAAGCTCTCTCTTGGTTGTCTCAATGCCCCACAGTCTTGGGTCAGGAATGCTCTTGTCTACCTGGGCAACGTGTGATCTGTCTACCTGTAGTGCAGAAGTTATTTGCTTGTCACTTAGGCCCTTAGCCTTTAGTGCTGCATGTGCAGCATCGATTTCTGCTCGTAGGATAGCCTCTTCAGCCTTGAAGATCTTTCCACCCTCGACGACACCATACTTCTTGTCGTACTCTTTCGAGAACTGAGATATTGCAGATTCTTTAATTCCTGCTGCTGCGGCATTGTATCTAACATTTGCTTTTTTACCATCGCTGTGTTCTGCGATGCTTCCATCTATCATGCCATTGATTAGACCAGAATACTTGGTAGCCATCTTTGCTGGGATGACTGCCTCTCCTGGAGAGAGCATTGCAGGGACTACGTCGCCAGCACCCTTTGGGCCTGGAACAGATACTACACCAGAAGCATACTTCTTTGGAGTCTTTGACTTAGCAGCAACTGCACCAATGTTTATTCCAGCAAGCTTTGATTGTGCAACCACGGCTCTTGCATACGCATCGGCAAGCTTGTTTACAGCACCTGCCTCTGAGTTAAAGGTTTGAATTAGTTTTCCATGTGTCTGATCAAGGGAAGCGGCTACAGCTGCTGCCTCTAGCTGCTGCTGTGTCATGTACTCTGTTTGAGAGCCTAGTGTTTGTGAACCCTTTCCAGTACGCTGGAAAATTTTGCTAACTCCAAGGAAGAGTTTAATTAAGTTTGCAGCACCGTTAGCAATAAGACCGAATGTCATCAGCAGGACTGGTCCAATACCTGCAATTACTGTTGTTGCAATAACAGCAAACTGCTTAGCCCCATCGCCCATAGAGTTAAACTTGTCAAGGAAGCCCTTAACAAACTCTGCAATTGGAGTAACTGCCTTCAGGAATGCCTCTCCTAGTGGAACAAGAGAAACCTTGAGGTCCTCAATGACCTTCTTAAACTTGTACATAGGGGAGTCTTGAACACGCTTTAGTTCTCGCTCTGATAGAATGGCTAGCTCTTGGCTAGTAGAATTTGCTAGACCAAGTACCTTGGTTGCCTGGCTACCCTCGGCAATTACGTTCTGGAACAATGTTGATAGACGTGAGAACTGGAACTTTCCAAATAGTTGCTCGATTGCACGTGCACGGTTAAGTGGATCTAGAGTGTCTAGAGCCTTTGCAAACTCGACAACGGTTCCCTTTACGTCGCCCTTGTTAGCTTCTACAATTCCCTTTAGGTTTACCCCAAAGCCAGCAAGGAACTCTGATGCCTTTGCTGTTGGATTAATCAATGATGCAAGACCAGACTTAAGTGCGTTAGCACCTTCTGATGCATTGATGCCACCTTCCTTCATGGCTGTCAGGAAGAAAGCTAGGTCTTCTACGTCTCCACCGAGCTGCTGGATAACTGGTCCAGCCTTTGGAACTGCAATAGTTAGGTCCTCGATAGAGGTAACGGTCTGGTTTTCAACTGCGTTAAGGAAGTTTATCTTACCAGCAAGGTTTTCTGCTGCTATACCAAAAGCATTTGTAAGTGAGATGGTAGTCTCAAGAGCTTGCTCCTGTTCTACACCACCAAGAACTGCTAGCCTGGTTGCCTGATTAATCTGAGCGAGTAGGTCTGCACCCTGCTTACCCATAGCTGCTGCATTTGCAGCCATCTTCATTGTTTCTTCTACGGCTACGCCATACTTAGTAAATTCACCAGCAAGTCTCTTGACTTGGTCAAGCATCTTGTCAGTTTCTTCGTTTGAGGTAAAGGCTTCTCCATAAACACGCTTAAATCTAATAGCCTGCTCTTCCATCTTCATGAAAGTTTTTGCTGCGGCAGTTCCAAGATATGCTAGCGGAATAGAGAAACCAACCATAAGCTGACGACCAGCCCATTGAGTATTCTTACCAAAGTTTAGAAGATTTGTAGAACCCTGCTTTAGAAGCTGATTCATCAGTTGCTGCTTTTGAGCAGCCATAGCAGTTTTGGTTGCTAGATCTTCCATGTCTAAAGCTAAAGGTCGTACCGAAATAGACTTTAAAGCACCATTTGCGTCACGACCCAGCTTTATGTACTGTGTTTGAAGTGTTTTTACTCTTTCACGAGCAACCTTTTCAATTGTATCGAATTCAGACCTGAACAGCCTTCCAAAAGTCTTTGTTGATGCTCCAGCATATCTGAAGTATTCACCCATACCAAGCTTGTTCTTTTCAAGTCTTGTGGTGAAGGTCTCAGTTGTGCTTGCAATCGTTTTGACTCTTGCTGCAAACTGTCCAGTTGCATTAATATTATTTAATAGATTACGCTGTATATTCTGTGCAGACTTTGCTTGTGCTGCACCGCTTTGCATTAACTGCGTATTAAGGGAAGATATCTGCCTTTGAAGATTCTTAATCTCTGCGATACCAACAGCGGTATCAACATTTATAATTATGTCTGAATGTACATTTTCAGCCATATGGTAGCACTTCCCTTTTTATTTATTAAATGCTTGTTGGGAGAATTGCAGCGTTACCCGATGCTTCTCCAACAATCTTATATACTGTCGGAAGATCTAAAATATCTTCCAGTCTTGCTCTATCCTTTGCCAATTCTGGGTCAAACTGCTGTAGAGCAATTACTACACAATCAAGAAGTAGCTCCATAGACTTGTCGTCATCTTCTGCGACTTCCTGAATCTTTGCAAACTCTTTTAGGAATGGTTTTAGTAGAGATATCTTTAGTGGTCTTATTGTGATCTCTGTGCCATCTAGTAGCTTTATTGCTGTCTCTTCACTAACTGTAATTGACATTTTTCCTCTTTCGTTTTTAGTAGGTTAGATAATTATACCATAAAGGGTATTGGCTAATTTACCTTTTCGTAACTCAGCCCCATACCGATTCCAAATCCAGCCTTCTGTGCACTCACTCCCTGAAGCGACACTATGTCATTTGCGTCTGCGGCATTACCGCCAGAGAATACCCTAGCCTTCATTTCTTCCCATGCATCTTTTTTGCCAGTATTCTTATCTAGATCTATACCCTGAATTGATGCATGAAACTTTTTATCAGAGTAGTCCAACTCTCTTTTCGCAGTAAGCGTAGCTGTTAGTTCTGACATAGACATAGATGTCTCGAGCTCTTCGTAGTCTTTCCAGATTCCAAGAAGAAATACTTCCGACTCCAGCTTGGCAAGATCTAGCGTCTCCCAAGTCGATCCACTATCCGTAGCCTGCTTCTTTACAGTCTCTTCTTCATTATCTTTATTTATCTTAATTCCAGCAGCAATATTAATTATCTTATAAATAGTATTTAGGTCAAAGTTATCTTCGAGATCTTCTACCGTCTTAAACTCTGGGAAGTATTGCTTCATAGCAATTACTGAACACTTTGTAAGTTTGTCTATAGCTTCACTGTCATCTTTTGCAGTTTTTACGTTATCAAATTCTTCTAGAAATTCCCTGAGATATTTAATCTTTAGTGGGGTTAGGTAGATGGCAATTCCGTCTACAGTATAGACTGTGTCCGACTCATATATTTTAGTTGCCATCCTACAAGTATACCAAATGCAAAACCGCCCAGTCGTTAAACTGGACGGTTTGCTATTTAATTATTATTAAATTATTACGATACTAGCGATAGGGTACGATCTACGATCTTACCGTATGATGCTGAGTCGTTTGGTAGTAGACGGAATGAGACCTCAAACATTGTTGCCTCATCACGCTTTGCTGATACTGTAACGCTTTCGATTGAAAGTGCACGGTATGCAACATAGATACGCTCTAGCGAGCTTCCTACTGCACAGTCACCTGTACCAGGACCAACAGCGACTAGACCACGCTCAACTGGACATTCTCCAATGTCACCAGCTGAAAGGTTTAGGGCTGGGTTACCAGCACCCCAAGAACCGCTTGCGACGTTTCCTAGGTCTGCGTCCTTACCTGCAAGAGAGAACAGCAAGTTCTCTAGTGTAGATTCAGCAAATGTGGTATTTAGGTTTACCTGCATACCTTGCTTGTAAAGCTTAGCTACGTCAAGTACCTGGTCAACAGATACCTCACCAAAATCAGGCTGGAATTGAATTTCCAGGCCGTTCATGGTGTAACCAACGTTACGGAAGTCAGCGTCTGCAGAGAGAGTCTCCTTGAACGATGTATCTTCGACTAGTGCTGGAAGGTCTGCGTCTGTTAGCGTACCTGCCTCATATGTCCATAGTGCTGCTGCTCCAACAATAATGTTAGAACTTGAACCACGTGTATATGCCATAATTATTTCACCTCTTTTTCTTTAGAATAATAGGCGTGTTTCCTCAAGTCTAAGTATACCAGCCTATTTTAAAAATTGTGTTATAGAGGTGTTCCGTTATAGCTGGTATTCCCAGCTGAATAGCCTACGCTATGATAGCAGTAGTCGATGATCATCTTATTTCCAGCAAATGTTCTAGCTGTACCGAAATCAATGATGTCTCTGGTCTCTTCTAGCTGATATATCTTAATGTCGTGGAAATATACTAATGGGTAGAGATCTCCATTATCATCAACTAGTGGGTTGCTGGATGCTTGCTTATCTCTAGCCCAGGCGTTAATGTCTTGTGCAGACTCATCTCCACGGTCTAGCAAATCTTGTACAATTTGTGATGTAAGGATTAGGTTTACTGGATCTCCATGCATCTTGTAGAAGTAGTAAAGCAACTGTTCGTCTTTAATGTGTGGGAAGGCTCTTCTACGCATTTTAAACATTCTATCGTATACCGCAAAAACATCGTTAGCCACCTCTGGAAATGTCTCTGTTAACGAGTTAATGTCTGTTGGTAGAGTTGGGAAGAACCTAAGCGTGTCTCTTGAGAATCTTCCAGGGCCTATGGCTGCTGGAACCTTTTCTGCTAAGTATGCGTTGATAAAAATTGGTGGATATGAAATTGCCATGTTAAATTATACCAGCCTTTGCTATCCACTGTTTTCCAGTTGCAATACCTATGTTATATCCACCAGTCTTACCCTGAGAAAAGTTTTTCTTAAAGTCAATCGGGTTTTCTAGATACGACAGTATTCCTGTAGCTGCCAGAAAAGATTGCTTAAAGTAAAGCTTAAAGAAACTATCAAAAACCTTTTCATACTGGCCTTCTACGTTTCCTCCAGGATTCTGAACCTTAACTGGCTGACTAGTAAAAACTTCTTCTCCGTCAACAGTAAATGCTAGAACCTTATTCTTAGGGGCAATTACTACTGGTATGCCATTCTCCATGATTCTAGCCTTATCATAGAATGGGACCTTTGATCCATTCTTTATTGATGTAGACTGACTAAACTTTGAGTCTACAGATAATCCAACTCCAGTAACCGTGTACCCTATGTCAAACAGTCTGGCCTCTGGAGATCCAGTCTGGTTCCACTCATACACGTGGTGCAATAACTGAGGAGCTACTCTGGCATTAGAGTCTATGTATTCTTTTAATGCTTCTATTACGGTAACCCCAAAGCCCTTTAGAAATACCCCCTGGCCCCTCTGTACGCCTATTAGGAAGCCTATGCTGTAGCCCATGAGATTATCCATCTCTTTTTTAAATTTCTTATTATTTATCTTTACAGAGATCATTATACATCTGCCGCCTGGTTCTCTGATCTGCGAAGAACAATTTTGTAATACTCTACACTTCCGAATGGGCCAACAAATGGCTCTATTGTTGCTACCTCAAATATGGTAGCTTTTCCAGCTCTAGGGCCTGAAGTCTCTACATATACCTGCTTTGAATTTCTATCCTTGATGTTACTAACCACAATGTTGGTGATTGCATTATTAGCATCTTTAGATGATATTCTGATGTCTGTTCTTAGCCTTCCAAGTAGAATAGACTCCTGGGTTATGTTTACATTTGGGGTCACTTCTTCTTTAAAGGCAGAGCCTGCAGGAGTAATTGAGCAGGCAATAGTCCTATCGTGAATCCACTGCTTTTTAATATTTCCTAGCGATCCCTGCTCTATAATTGGATAGAACACATCCGCACACATTGGAAATGTAAAGTCTGTGGTTTCGCAAATAGTCATTGTTATAGAACTCCGACTTTAGTAATAGACTTCATATACTTGTCAAGCATCTTGTCTACTATCATGTTACCTGTTCCCTCTAGCATCTTCTTGTCAAACTGAATTCTAAACTGATCTGTATTGTATGAAGTAACATACTTCTGGTAATAGTCAAGTCTTCCGCACTTAAGATCATCTATAAGCATGATTGTAGCTTTCTCGACATCTGCTGGAATTGCTCGATACCCTTCGTCTAGAACAAATAGGTAGTCGTATCTCTCTGGGAATGTACCATAATTAAATATTCCAGTAGCAATATCTCCCCTGGATGCTGGTAGCTTTATGGTTGGCGAAGCAATTCTGTTTGCCTCACCTGATTCAATTCTATATATGGCAGAGTTGTCTAGGGTAACTCTAAATTCATCTGCATAAGCGGTTGGGTCATCGATGTCGTAAATCAGAACATTGTTCTCGTACACCTTTAGCACACGGTTTGCATCTCTCCATACTGGTAAGTAGTCTGCGTTAGATCCCTTGGTCTGAAGTATAGACTTGTGATTGTAGAAGCCTATACCAGTATAAGTATCTATGATTGATCTAGCGATCAGTTCCCATCTTTTAAAGTCTGCTATTTCTGATGCAGTTGTTCCAAGATCACTTGGGTTTGTATATGGTCTAACAATGTCTAGGTTAGACTCGTAAATAATGTGTTCGTGCTCAGTATCATAGAATCTGATTAGGAACTGTCTGTCGAACTGAACTTTTGATGCTGGCAAAGTGTAGGTCACTACCCCCGTAGAATCTGAAGCAATGGTTGCTTCTTCTATTGAGTGGTCCACCAAATCCTCAACATAGACAATGTAGTCATAGTTGGCATCTGGCAAATTCCATTTACTTACAATAGGATATGGTGGAACCCTCAAAATTTCCATTTACTTGCCGTACTCCCTGGCAACCTCTTCTGGAGTTGCTAGACGAATGTGGTCACGCTTTACCCACTGGTCTGCAGCACTCTTAGATACAATGTTGTATCCAGTGTATACTTTACCAACACCATTCCAGGTTACATTTCTAGAAGAATATACTGCAACAGTCTCTTCTTTCTTTGCAGCCTTCTTTACTACTGGCTTTGGCTCTGACTTAGCTACCTTGGTTGATCCAAGGACTCCGTTTGCAACATACGCAAGACCAGGCTTTTCTGCTGCTGGCTCTGGAGTTACGATAGCTTGTGCTTGAGGCTTTGCCTCTTCAACTTTAACATTTTCAATCTTTTCAGATATTTCATCATCTTCAGATTCTTCGACATCTTCAACAGACTCTTCAACAACTTTTGTAGACTCTTCGATATCTTTAACATCATCGATTAACAATGACTCTTCTTTTTCGTTATTTGTATTTTCAGACATAATAACCTCCTAAACTATAATTATAACAGATATTAAAAAAGAGGACAGGAGCCGAAACTCCTGCCCCCTCTTAAAGGTTTCAGTTACAGACTAGCTGTCTGCTCCTGCGTCAGCGAATGCAATGGCATCCTCTTCCTCCCACTGAATACCGAAACGTACGAATACGGTGTACTCAATGGTGTCCTTCTTTGGCTTGTACTCACGGTTTACGGTGATGTCACGCTGGAATCCCCATACACGGTTCTGAGGGAATGTAAGGTCTACATAACCTGCAGGGTAGTAAGGAACTTCCTGAACATCGACACCTAGAACACGTGTTGTACGTGCTCCACCGAATGTCTGAGCTGCACCATCTAGGTAGTTCTGACGGTTTGCAGCAGTACCTGCTGGAGTACCAGCAAATGCTTCAGCAATAGCGTCAGCTAGAGTACCGTTGTTCTTGATGATACCCTGGAACGCATCGGTTCCAGCGTAGAACTTCAAGTTGCTCTTTAGAGCACGGTACTTACGAGGCATAGCCAAGATAATGTTCTGCATTACCTCAGTTGTCCATGCGTTGTCAGTTACGGTTACAACTGACTCGTGAGCATCTCCAGTCTTAGCCTTGTTTACGAAACCATCCATGATAGATAGGAATGCATCTGAACCTGTACCAGTACCGTTGATCGCTAGATCTTCGATGTCATTAGCAAAAGCGTTTGTCATCAAACGTACTAGGTGGTCTTCAAGTGCACCTCCTTCAATTCCGTCTTCAAGTGCTTCAGCAGATACTTCCCAGTCCAAGCGAATCTTCTTGGTAGTAAGCTCCACCTTTGTGAACTGAGCACCAGCGTTAGTGTAGTCACCAACAGCCTGTGCAGCCGCACGAATTACACGCTCTCCGACGTTAACCTTCTCGAGCTCCATTGTGTTGGCTCTCATAGTTACACGACGACCATCCTTGGCGAGAATAGTTGCATCCCATACGTAGTCAATAAAACGACGTGCCTGTTCAGGGCGTAGGATACCACTGCCTGCATCACCTGAAGGGTTAACAGCGTTTGGACCAGATGTAATACCTAGCTCAGCGTTTGGAATATTGTTGATAGCACCTACTGTTGAGTAGTTACCTGGAACATTTGCACCAGCTTCTGAACCAGATGCAAAAGCACCCTGTCCTTGGTAAAGACCAGGAGTTGTTCCTCCTAGTTCGCCAGTTTCACCTGGCTGATTCTTAATAATTTCTTCCGACATAATTGTCACCTCCTAAGTGATTTTTGTTTATTTGAATAAATCGGCAGTTTTGAGGAAACGTCCGCCCCATAGGGATTTCTCAACCTGTTCTGGTTGAGTTTCCTGAATGATCTCGCCTAGATCACCAGATTTACGGAAAGCAGTATCAGCCTCTACAGCGTCAACTCTCTTTCCAAACTCATTAAATACGTCCTTGCTTGCAGTTACCTCATTCTTTACTGTGGCAATGGACTTGTGTAGTTCTGCAATCTGCTCAGCTTGTGCTTGAACAACTGCAGTTAGATCGCTAAAGGCTTTTGTAACAACGTCTTTAACATCTGCAATAGATGCCTCGAGAACGCTGTCTGACTTAGCTACAACGTCTTCAGTCTTCTCAGTGTCATCAGACTTCTTGGTCTCTTCCATGTCATCTTCTTCACCAGATGCATCATCTGATTCTTCAGGAACTGTTGAGCCAGGCTTGTCATCTTCATCAGCATCTGCTGACTTTTCTACTGATACGTCTGCAGACTCAACTGCTGTATCTGCCTCTGGAGCGACCTGTGATTCTTCAACTACATCATCAGACTTTTCTGTGATGTCATTTGTTGTTTCAGTCATAGGACCTACCTCCTTGTTAATCTCAGTCTTAATGCCTCTAGCACTGTCAACTAAGAACTTTATCATTTCTGTTTTTTCGTTATCTGATTTTTCAACGAAACCTATATTCTGCATTGGGGCTCCTGAAGCAGGGCTAAGCTCTACCTCTTTTTCAGAAAGCATGATGATCTGTGACTCTGCATCCCAGAATACATTTTCAATTTCTGTGTTTACGCCTTCGCCCTTTACAACGTCTACGCCATCTACCTTCTCTACAGAAAGGATGTTTGCAAACTGATTTGCTGGAGTATCTACTAGAGATAGCTCTACTAAGTCATACTCTTTAATAATACGAATTGGAGAATCCATCTTCTCATCATAAGCGTCGTCCCACTTATTCATTCTACCGCCAATAGAAAAACCTGAAAGGGTTCCATCAAGAACCTTTTCCCATGTATCCTGAGCACCCTTTGAAACGTATGCTGATACATAAACACCTGAATAGAACTTCTTTGTCTCAGGGTCGAAATACTTGTCTTCCTTAAACGCTACCATCTTGCCTACTGCTAGTGGCTGGTGCATTTCACGAATGTTACCACGGAACTTTGAGAATGCCTTTACGGATGCTTCAGAAGTAACAATATCCTTCTGGCGATCAACGTTGTCTAGGGTGGCAAAGCCAGAAACGATACGACGTTCCTTATCTACTTTAGAGAAGGGCATTGAGAGACGAACGTTCTCGCCTTCTGAATCCCAGTGTGCTTTTGCAATAGTCATGGTAGTTTAATTATACCCCCTTTTTATACAATATGTTAATAACTATGTTAATAACTTTTATTGTGAGGATCTTCCCTCTCCCTGAGCATTACGCCCAGCGATGGTGGCAGAATTATCTGATGAGTTATTTGCTCTCTCAGCGTCTCTAGTCTTATTCCCAGCCATATTACCCTTGGCGTCTGCTGCGGCTCTTGCTGTAAGCTCAAGCGGCTCGTCGCCATCTGGTCTCTGTGGCAATCCAAGAATTGTTCTTGCCTCATTAGGTACCATGATCTGGTTCTTTACGTAACGCTCGAGAATTTGAGACTGAGCAATTTCATCTGTAAGTGTAAGCTCGTTGAACTTGAGCTCGAGAAGATCTGTCTTCTCCTTAATGATCTTGCTTAGAAGCTTTTCAATATTTCTCTGGGCTGGTCTGGCTACCTGCTCCTTAAATGTACGGTCTTGAGCCAGGGCAGCAGCAATAGCAGAAGAATCTCCTCCACCAATCTTAGACAGTGGAACCTGGTGTGCAACTAGAATGTCATCACGGTTTCTGATTCTATACTCATTAAATGATGCCTCTTGTACACCATTCTCAATTGGCTCCATCTTAAACTCAACCTTGTTGGTGTCTGAGTCTGCTGGAAGCGGAATGTATAGAGTTCTGTGGCTTGAGCCCTTTAAGCTTGTCTGTAGAAAGCGGAACATCTTGTCTTCTGCTTCCTCAGATAGCTTGGCACCCTTTAAGGTTACAACATAACGAGGGACCGCCTTGTTTCCAAAGTAGTCAATATTGTACTGTGAGGCCAGCTGGTCTCCGTGCAGTGAAGAGATTGCAGACATAATGTCTGGAACTCCATAAAAAGTATTTAGAGGAGAGTATTGCTTAAAGTGAATAATCTCATTTGGACGTGGATCGGTGGTTAGTGGGTTTGGATTCTTTGCCCCAAAGTTGCGGAAGTAAACTACCTTCTGGCCAATGATCTGAACGTATCCATCACGAAGTCTACGCACACGCATAGTTGTAGATGGAATGTGTCCTAGGTAGCCGATCTCATTCTTTGTGGTTCTACCAATTTCAAGATACCCGTTTCCAGTTGCCTGAACATCGGTATAAACCTTTTCCATTGTTAGATTAAAGGAGTCATCATCGTTGAGGCTCTCTAGCCAATCCTTTAGCTCTACCTTTGCACGTTCGATACGCTTACGTGCCTTATCAGTGGCTGACTCATTTGTAGATGCTTCTAGTGCCATCAGAGTTCTCTGTGTTGCCTGGAACTCGTATCCAAGACCAACAATATTTTCTACCTTAGCGTCAATGGCTGCGTGGTTAGCGAACGATGTGTCGTAATAGTTTGCTAGCTCGTAAAGGTTCCATGGTGGAGTAATGACGTCGAACATTCCATAACCATTACGGTATACAATACCAGGATTGATCTCCTTCGAGTATGCCCCGTCAATACCACGATTAGTCGCTAAAGCACTATCCTGATATGCTGGTCTAGTTGTGTCTACGTTGTTGCCAATTGCAGAAACATCTGCCTTTGCCATTCTTTCTGATCTACGCTTAAAGTTCTTTTCTAGACCAGACAGACCCTTTAGCATGTCCCAGTTTTTAGAGAATGGATCCTGTTCTTTGAAGAGGTCCTTCTCTGACTCTATTTCTGGTAAGCCGATGTCTCTAATATAATATTCGTTTGATTCACTCATTAGTCATCGCTTCCGTACATGGCTAATGTTTGCTTTGCAGCCATGACAGCACCAAGGTCGTTCATGTTTGGGATAAGACCTTGCTTCATTCTGTCTAGCTGTTCGCTGTACTCTTCATCAGAGATTCTCTCCACGCCTGGCATGAACTCGTATGAGCCATCGCCCTGGCCAAGAGCCTTAGCTTCTTGTTCTAACTTACGAATCTGAAGTGCGTCACCCCTATGGGACGGAACGTTTAGTACGTTGCCATTTCCATCTGTAAAAGGCTTGCCGTTAGCCTTTTTCCAGAAGTAGATTCCCCAATCGTATTGCTTGTCCAAAACTGTAAGCTTTGATTCACCAACTTGACCAGGAACTCTAAATTTTTCAGCATTCATAACCACTAGTATACCACATTATACTGCGGAGAGTGTTTGTGTTTGCCAAGAAATATCTTTTAATATCTTATGTTGCTGATACTTTATCGTCAGAGGGGTGGTGTCGTCTACAATTATTTTGTTAGTTCCAGTATATGTCTTGTAAACATCCGATGGATCTACGCCATAATAACTTCTAGATGCCAGTACCAGAACTCCGTTCCAGATGTATGACATGTCCCAGTACTGCCAATCAAACTCCAGTGAGCCAGACTCTCTTACCTTTAGCCATGGTCTTGTAGTTACTTGCTGAACCTCTTGTAGGTTAGTAGACTGATAATGAGAAAGCATATTTACTAGGATTGGTCCAGTTATTCTAAAGGCACCGAGATAGTTGTTGAGGATTAGGGTGTTGGAAAAGCTTATTCCTAGCATGCCCCACTGCTTTATGGTAATGTTTGGATCTTTTACGATCTTCCCATTCCAGTAGAAGGCAATTCCATTCTCTAACTTTCCAGTTTTAGCATCGACCGCATAGATTCTTGCTCTCTTGCCGCTTGGGTGATTAGCTACCAGATAAAACTTTAGGAGTGAGTTTCTTGACTCAATCTGGAATATTTCTGTTGGTGCGAATGGGAAGAAGTCTTCATCATAGCGAATGGCTAGCTGGGAGGCAATGATTTTATAGCTTGATGACAGTCCCTCATTTAATGGGATAGATAGTCCTCTATTTACTAATGGGTCGTAGGTTCCTCGCATCTGAATCCCACTTGTTCTTGTCAGATAAAGGTACGGTGAGCTACCCTTATAGATGCTAAATGGATTTCTACTCTTGTAGTCGTAGTAAACTCCAGTCTTTTTATATGGATATATCTTAGTTCCAAATCTAGTTCCAACGCCAACTGGAGTTGTGTCATTAAGAGCTTGGGAGGCATACTGAAGTTTTTTAATCTTAATCGGATTATACTTTAGTCCATCTACCTTAAATTCTATGTGTGTAACCAAAGCAAGCTCGCTGAAGTTTACACCAGATGGTGGATAGATTATCATGTTATCTACAACTTCATACCTGGTCCTGCTCCAGTCTTCAGACAGGCTACCAGGAATAACTATGCCGTCTTTTGGTGCAGAAACGGTGTTTGTAAAATACTCTAAAGATTCATTCGCACCACTCTTTAGATATTGAAAAGTTATGTATGTTTTTACCAAAGATGATGAGGTGTCGTACTTATAAGACTTTTCAGCCTTATTCTTTAGATCTAGGTAATCCTGATACCCCGTGAATAGTTGATTATCTAATGACTCGTAAGTTCTTTGTACTGGAACGGAATACTGTTCTTGCAGTTGCTCGTATGTCCAAGAGCCATTTGACTGTTCCTCGGTGAATCTAGATGGTGCTGGGTAGTTAATATTGAACTGAATAAAGTCAAGATCGTATCTAGTGTCATTGTTGGCATCGGTTATATACTTAGCAAAATAACTTAATGGAATATAGTCTTCCCAGTATGAGTCTGCCAAGATATCTATTACAAAATTTCCAAAATATGACTTTGGAGATATTGTATAGCTAGCAATGTGTGGTTGAAGATTTGCTGTTGCAACTGTCGCTGGTGAACCACCGTTATATAGCACTGACCAGAATGCTGTAGATGCTTCTCCACCATCTAGTTCTATTCCGTCAATCAGGGATGCGAAATCCTGCTCGTCTACTACAACACCATTGCTATTAAACAGGTGGGATATTTTCTTTAAGTTTCTTTTTGTACAAAAGCCAATGTTGTAGATGTGGCCTAGGAACGTATTCTCAAAGCTTTTGTTTCCTCCAATAGATACGCTCAGCAGAGATTTCTTGCCAAAGAAAGAGGCTGTGTTGCCACCGAAATGACTAACAAATGCCTGTATGTCTAATCCAATAGAGAAGTCTTCTCCAGGATAGTGCTTTTGAGCTGTATAGATAGTTTCTTGTTGCGAGTTAAAATAAAGAACATAGTCAATTGAATCTAGTCCAAGTTTAATTTGAAAGTAGTTAGAGCTAGAAACATCGTCTATCTGAAATAGTATTTGCTCTCTATCAGCTGGCTCAAGCTCCCGAAAGACTCCGTAGAAACCCTTCACATCTTCAGAAAGTACGCTTAGTCGATCGACCACAATATATCCCTGGGTACTGTTCCACTGTGAATTTGGGTACATTGATATAAAGGTTTCAGACATTTCTGATTGTGCCGAAGCTATGTCGGTATCCCACTGACCTCTTGTCTTATTGTTAAATATAATTCTAGGCTCTACCAAGGTAGGAGATGATAAAATTCCATTGTCGGTAGACAGGTTCTCAACTATAGCCTGGCTCCACTTTCCAATATCTGGATAGCTGTAGCTATTAGCATAATTGGCAAAGGGATAATCTATAAACACTGAAGTTCCGCTATATGCAGTGTTGATATTTTCTGGAAACTCTACTGCCTGGCCATAAACCCATCTACGCTTTAGCATTATCTGAGATGCCCTATATGGATATATCGCAACACAATCCACATCTATTGGAGATGCATCCTCATAGGCGTAGAATGCTATCCAGTCCTGATCATTATTCTGAGTGTTTAGTTTATCTGGAAAGTCTAGGACTTCTCCAGAAATATCTAGAGAGATAACCTCTTCGCCATTGATCAGTAGGCTTATGCTGGATCTAGAATATGTTATGTTAACAAGCATTGGTCTTTGCCATTCACCAACGAAGTAAGACCCGAACAGATTTCCGACTTTAAGAATTATTAGAGGTCCGTGGACATATATGCCATCTAGCGAAGATATTGGCCCCAATATTCTTTTTTCTATAGTTGTATCAGAGCTTATCTTGAGCCAGGCTTCGAAGGTGTAGTCACGATATTCTCCAGACGCATTTAAAAATCCGTATCCAGGAACTATTAGGGAGGGTCCACTATTTGGAGAAATTGTAGTTAGATTAGATGCCCCATAGACCATAGGGATACCTGTATTTTTGGCTAATAGAGCATTGTCTTTTACGAAGTAATACCCAGGGGATTCCTGAATGCCGTAAGCACTAGCCTCTATCACCTTGGAGGGATCTAGGGCTATGGATGATGGTAGGTCTATTTGAGTTACCCCCAAAGAGACTGAGTTAAACTCTTCTGACCATTGGCCTAGAGATAGTCCATTAACTAGAAACTTGTAGTCGTCGGTAGTTGGTGCCCCACCAACATAATTTACTTTTAAGACTAGCCTCATTGTGCTGTTGTCTGCTGGTATGTTGAATGTTTCAGAAACAAACATCCATTTTTCAGAAATTGAAGTTTCAAACTTTTTTACTTTTTGCACATTGGCTGCAGAAACCGAGTCATAGTACTCATAGCCAATTTCTATACTTTCTAGATATGAGCTTGAAGTATAAAAGTATGCACCTATTGCAAAGGTAGCAAGGTCGGAATTTAGAGATGTAAAGTTTATCCCAGACAGTCCACCGATTGTGTCTGGACTAATGCATTCGATTTGTCCGATTGGGTCACTGGTAAGGCTACCTGTTAGCTCTGTTGTGTGACTAGAGCTGAATGGCTCATCCACTACGTTTAACTTAGTTTGTGCGGTACCGCCAGAAATTGTCCAGCCTGAAACATCTCTATCCGACTCTCTAATCAGGGAGACGTAGTCTGCTGTATCATCTAGTGCCCAAAGAGCTAGTGGGTGTTCACTAAAAATTTTTTCCGCATAGAGGTTTGATGGGCTAGACATGATAGTCTATTTTACCACACTAAAAGCCTTTAATTTCCCAGTTATCCCATTCAACTTCTTCGTAGGGAATTGAGTTTGGCATCCATAGCTGCCCCTCGTGACCCATCCAAGCTTCTGACATGTAAAGATCTCCATCAGATATTTCTTTAATGCCCACCTTGTTTTCTTCGCACTCTATAAAATAAATCAAATCTCCTGGATTTGGTTTAATAGAATATCCGAGATTAGAGAAGGTTAGTTCTCCCCCATTGAAGTCATCATTCCAAAAAATCAATGACCTGTAGGTTCTGTCTGGCTTTGTTCCGTCCAGCTGTGGATCTACAGACTTTCCGCTAGTGTACCTAGCTATATAATGCTTTGAAAACATTGGTGGAAGATATTTTTCTTTTTCTTCTAGTTGAACCAGATCATAAAGACCTTTTGAATATTTAGAAAATATATCAAGTATTTCTTTTGGCATCTCTCCACGTGTATGAATGTCAAAACTTGCATTATATTTAGAGTATAGGTTATCGTGCAGAGGGACGTGGTCTTCTTTAGTATTAAACTTAATAGTTTTTACATAGTCCTGTATTATCAAAACATCGTCTTTAGACATAAAGTTTTTTGCTATATGAATGCTCACTGTTTCTCCTATGTGAATGTTGGTCTAGAATGACTATTTTTATTCTTATTGCATCTAGAGCAATAAACCATCTCCGCTTTTGAAAATGGACATACCTCTTTATGAACCTTATGCCCCACAAGAAAGCACACGAGCTTCTGCACTTTTCTGAACCTCATTAGTTAAGTGGTATCCAGTGCTGCTCTTGGTGCATCCCAAAAGATTTTAGTTCTTCTAGTGGAAGCACATCGTAAGCTACTGTAATTCTTGGGCCATCCCAGTTCCAGTCGCCCATTGCGTGTGGATGTCCCATTTCTGACAATACTGCACGGTTATTCTTATTAATATTTTGAACCTGCTTGTCAAAAGTTATGTAGTGTGTTACAGAGGGCTCGGCAGAAACTGAATAGTAGCCGTGGAATAGTGGTGCCCCAATAGGTCCGTGATCATGCCAGTCTAGCTTTCCATTGCCAGAATGATTAATATTGAACCATCCCTGCATCATGAATTGCTGAGAGTCGAAGTCTACCCCGTAATATTCACAGGCTTCTCTTACCATTGACGATATGCCGTCATATAGCTTTCTTATTCCATCGATGTGGAACTGGAACACATTGTATTCTCTCCACTTTATGGTAGATGCACTATTAGAAGATTCCCATAGCTCATTCTCTCCCATTGGATCTACCCCAAAGAGTTTAGCCTGTTCGATCTTTTCATATCGATCTTGCAGCTCTTTTGTAAGCAGGTCCAGATCATTATCTAAAAATCGCTCGAAGAATTTATGTGGTTGTTTAGATTGACTAACGCTCTTCATGTATGTGTCAAAGTCTGAATTCATAACTGTAGCTCCTAAGTGTGTGTATAAAAATTATACACCATAGACGACTACTTGTTGTGAGAAATTATAGATCCAGCAATGAATGTGTCGATGCCGTCAATACTTATCTGATAAACAGTAACATCAGACTCGACAATCTCGACGCTGGTGATTTCTGTTTCTACATAAGACTTTGACTCAAAGTTGTATTCCCAGACAATATCTCCAACAGAAAGCTCTCCAGAGAATTCCCAGGCATCCTTCTGGCCAGTCTTTCTAGCAAGTAGTGGCTGCGTTAGAGAAAAGTGCTTTCCTGCATCTCCGTTAAAGATGACCGATTTATCTACAACCTTGCCAGAAACTGAAGAGACTTCTCCAAAGCCAATTCTCTTGCTAGTTAGGGCATCGTATTCGATTCTAGAAGAATATGGGCTAGGGGTTCCATCGAACTCATCCCATACTGGAGAAAGAACTGCGGCCCCAACCTTTAAGTCTTTTGCCTTTACGAAAACGACTTCCCCAGCTTCTCCTGGTGTAGCTATTTCGGTATTTTCTGCAACACATCTAAATGGTGAGAACCCAAAAGCTCCAAATGGTGAAAAGCCAAACGCTCCAAATGGGGAGAATCCGAATGCACCAAATGGTGAGAATCCAAAAGCTCCGAATGGTGCGAACGAGAATGTGGTTGTAACAGAGTTCGATGCTGCAGAAGTGCCAGATGAACCATTTGCATTGTCTGCACGAACCGTATATGTCTGTGCTGTACCCTGCTCTTGACCAAGATCGACAGTTGTTGACGAAGTGTTTCCAGACTTACCATCACTCGAAGCCCAGAAATAGTTGGTAATTGCTTTTCCACCGTTTGCTGGTGCAGACCAGGTAATTCTGTCTACTCCTGCCGATGGGGTTGATGCCGATGGTGCTGATGGTGTTGCAGGAACCGTAGTAGCAGTAATAGCTGTAGAAGCAGATGATGCAGCAGATGTTCCATATGCATTAGTTGCTGTTACAGTAAAAGTGTAGCTAGTTTCTGACTGTAGTCCCTGAACAACGATTGGAGAGGATGCTCCAGTAGCCGTATATCCACCAGGAGATGATGTTACGGTGTATGAAGAGGCAGCGTTTGGGCCTTGTGCAGTAAATGCAACTGAAGCTGCCCCATTGTTAAAGGCTCTTCCAGTACCTATATCTGTGGCAGTACCAATTAATGGTGCTGCTGGAAATAGATTGTCATTCTGTGCTAGGGACTTTTTACCCACTCTTTTATTTGCTGCCATTTAATTCAATTCCCCTTCTAGGATTAAGCTGATAGATCTCCGAAGACAACCCAAGTATCGGTTGCTCGCTTGAATAGTGTTGCTGATGACCACTGTGTACGTAGCTTTAGTCCAGGAGTAGCGTTAACCGTAACTCCACCTGCACCTGCGATAGTAACCTGTCCAGCACCTGTCTGTAGGATGTCAATAGATGTTCCTACTGGATATGAAACTGATGAGTTTGCTGGGATGGTGAGTGTAACACCTGAAGCTGAAGATACCTCTACAAGCTTGTCACGGTCTGCTAGAGCTACTGTGTAAGCTCCTGCTTGCTGATTAATAGCTGTAAGCGATGGGACCCCCTGCTTAACCTGTACTCCATCAGCATACTCGATTCCGCCAACCTTTAGGGTGTCGTAAACTGCCTGAGAGAAGTTAACTGTAGTAGTTGGCTCGTCCTCAACGCTTGAGAATAGCTTCCATACGCCATCAGTGGCGTCACGAACGATGCCTGCATGCTGATATGCTCCATCGTTGAACGATGAGACAAGACCAAGGTCAACAATGTTTGCAGAGTTTCCCTCACCAATGTAAATTAGTGGGTCAGTGACTGAAAGGTCGGTAGCGTTAACGGTTGTAGTTGTTCCTCCAACGGTCAGGTTTCCAGTTATAGATAGATCACCAGTGCTTACTGTACCAGTAAATGTTGGGTTTGCTGTTGGTGCCTTTGAGTCTAGCTGTGTCTGAATGCTTGACGTGACTCCATCAACATAGTTTAGCTCTGTAACTGTTAGAGTTGCACCATCAAGGATGTTTACTTCTGATGCTGATGCGGTTACGTCAGCTACATCTGCTAGATTAACTGTTACAGTGTTATCTGCTGCAGAAATAGTCTTGCCAGTAAGAGTCTGAGTTCCAGTAAGAGTTACAAGTGCTGAAGTGTCTGAGATGCCGTGAACGTTTGTGGTATCTGATCCGTGAGTATCTAGTTCTGACTGTGCAGCAGAAATAGCGGCTGCCTGAGCTGCGTCTGCCTTTGTTGTAGCATCTGCGGCTGCGGTAGCAAGAACAGATGTCGCTGATGCAGCAATTGCCGTGTTTCTGTCAGTGACTTCGCTAGCAACAGCAGAAGTAATTGCGTTATCTCTTGCAAGAACCTCGTCTGAAATTGCTGCATTAATAGCAGCAGCTCTTGCTGTTACCTCGTCGCCAATCGCTGTGTCTAGTGCTGCTGAGAAGGCTACTTCATTAGCGGTAAGTCCAGCATCAATTCTTGTATTTACTGCAGTGCTAGAGTCGTTGAGGACTGCTGCAATCTCATCTAGGGTATCTAGAATAGCTGGAGCGTCGCCAAGAATATTCCCTAGCTGGGTAACTGGAATGTATCCATTGGCATCTAGAGTAGCTACACCGTTTGCAGCATCTCTCTGTGTTAGAGGAATGTAGTCATCTAGAGTTCCACCAAGGTCTTCTAGGTTCTTGAAGTATGAAAGATCTGCCCAGTGATTAGTACCGTCACCGATCTTAAACTGGCTAGTATCTGTTTCAAAACCAATTTCACCAGCTGCCAAAATTGGGTCTGCTGAAGTCCACTGAGCCGCAGTTCCTCTGCGTTGCTGCATTCTTGTTGCCATGTAAGTATCTCCTAATTGGTGGGGTTAACCCAAGTATCTATTACTAATTATAACATTAGTTTTATGCAAAGTTGCTTTCAGCGTTTCCGCCGTCAAGAACTAGCTGCCATTCTGTTGTTGCTGGTCCACCACCATCAAGTGCGTTAATTGGTGTATCGTTAGATCCTCCACCTTCGGTAAAGTAGCTAACAATCAGACCGCTTCCGCCGATTGATGTGTCGTGAATGTGCTGAGGTATGTTTTGTGCATCTTCGTATGACGCCATAACATACCAAGTTCCATCGTAATAGATTTTTAGTCTATTTATAGATGAATCAAACCATTGTGCTCCATTTGCTGGCGAAAGTGGCTCTGTAGATCCAGCAGTCGCAATTCCAGCTAGCGAGTCAACATACGACTTAGTAGCTGCGTGAGTAGACTCTGTCGGGTCAGAAACAACTACAGTTCCTCCAAATGTACCACCGCTATTAACGATTAGGCCATTTTTGACCTTAAAATCTTTCTCTACTGTTGTCATATAGTTTCTCCTATTTAAAACTTTAGTGTGGGGGGTTTTTAAGGAACCCCCCGAAACCTTTACTGTTTATTAGACTAGCAATGTTCCAACAGCAGTAACTGTTGAGTTGTTGTTAGCGGTTGTTACTAGTAACTGTACATCAGTTCCTGAGATACCTGCCGATACTGTCATTCCAGAACCGTTGGTTCCGATAATTCCGTACTCTGTGATTGCAATGTTGTCATTTACATCAAGAGTTAGAAGTACCTTTGAAATTTCAGTGTGGTCTCCGTAAGCAACCTTTACAAGGAACTCTGCTGAGCGGTAGTCAGCCTTTGCAAAAGCAGTTGCAACGTGGATTCCAGCGGTTGTTGCTGAAAGTGTTGCCGCTACCTGCTTGGCTACGTTATCGATGATTACAGCATTTGGATAAATGTCTGCATTAGATACTGCATCGATTGCACGTTCGTCGCTGAAGTATAGGTTGTTGTCACCCTCTGCTAGATCGTCAGTTGTTGAATCTGCTACGCCATTCTCTGCAATGATGTTTAGTCCACCAAAAGCATTTTGTGAAATCTGAATGTTTGTAAGAGATGTGTTTACGCTGGTTAGCATATCCATTGCTGACTGCTGTGCACGGTTATCTGTAAAGTATAGGTTGCCAGCACCCTCTTCGATGTCGTCAGTGTCTAGTGCATTGATTGAGTTATCTGTGTAAACGTTTGCATTCGACTCTGCTGTTGAAGCAGCACCTGCCGCATCGTAGTTAACAGCAAGACCATCTGCATATGACTTAGCAGCAGCCTCTGCAGAAGCAGCAGAACCAGAGGTGTCCCATAGACCAGTATTTGCAGAAACTGCAGCGGTGTCGAAGTCAGAGATGTCTGCTGAGTCGAGACCAGTTACAGATACTACGTTGCCTGTGATGTCAATGTTTGTACCAGCGGTGTAGGTGGTAGTAGAGATTGCGTTAGCAATTTCGTCATCTACGTATGTGGTGTCAGCCTTTGTTGCAACTAGGTTAGCAACGTCAGTTGCGTAGTTCGGGTTGTCAGCAATTGCTGCAGCCAACTCGTTAAGTGTGTCGAGAAGTGCTGGTGCACCATCTACAAGGGCTGCAACCTCTAGGTCTGTGTATGCCTTTGCATCTACAAGGGCAGCGTTTGCCTTTGTAGTGGCATCCGATGAAGCAGTAGAGATAGCCTCTGACTTTGCAGTTGCAATGTCTGTGGTTACTGTTCCATACAGAGTAGTGTCAGCATTTGTTGCAAAAGTTTCTGCAGCTGACTGAGCTGCATCTGCCTTTGAGGTAGCGTCTAGTGCAGCGGCTGCAATAGCTGCGGCTTCTGCGGCGTCTGCCTTTGAGGTTGCATCTAGTGCTGCTGCTGCGATTGCATCTGACTCTGCAGTGTCTGCATAGCCCTGAGCGATAACTCCTGCTTCTGACTTTGCAGTTGCAATGTCAGTGGTTACGGTACCGTAAAGAGCGGTGTCAGCGTTGGTGGCGAATGTCTCTGCTGCTGCCTGGGCATCCGCTGCTGCACCTGCAGCGTCAAATACGTTAGCCTTAACATTTAGCTCACCAGCGACAACCTCTAGCTGAGTTGACTCAACTGATGTGATTAGAGTTTCTCCACCAACAATGTCAATGATGTGCTGTGTTGATGCTGCTGAAGTGGTAAGGATATCCTCACCGTTAATGGTACCTGTGGTACCTTCTACAATAAGACCAGATTTAATCTTGAAGTCTTTATTTACTGTTGCCATTTTTATCTCCTAGGGGGTAGTTAGGCCTTAAGACCGATACGAGCGAATCGTACGGTAATAGGCTTGATATTTGCATCTGGGGTAACAGTTAAAGCAACTGTACTTCCAGATCTAGAGACATTAACGGTGCCAATATTCCCATCATTGTCTATTGTTCCATACTCAGAAACATTTACGTCTGTTCCATCTACAAGTATGGTAAGTTCTGTTGCATAGAAGAAGTTATCTCCTGCTGAGGTCTTAGAAATTGACACAATGTATTTGACCATACGCCAAACTGTTGCGTCAAAGGAATCTACCACTGTTGGGTTCTCGATGCCCGTAATGGTGTTCTCGTTATTACCAAAGGTACCCAGATCGGTGGACTGGGCTGAGGTAGTATCAATGAGATCTACATAATCCTGTTCTTCAGGCTTATCACCAGTCTCAAATCTGGTCTTTACGTACGGTAGGGTTGTTCTAGACATGTAATAATTATAGCATCGTTTATTTTAGTTTATATAATTACATTACGTAATTGTTAACGCCAATGACAGCAATACCAATAGGTGCAGCGTTATCTCTACCATATGTTTGGAGACCGACGCTAATAAACTTTACTCTAAATGGTAGCGTATGATTTATCTTTACGTTACCGCTTTTATGAGTAATCTTTGATCTAGAGAAGTCTGAATTTTTAACTGATTTAGTTATGTTAGCTGGCTTAGATACAATAACTGCCTTAGCCATTAGTCTGTCACATCTTCGATAACAATTACCTTACCCTGAGCAACTGTCCAAACAGTTCCTGGCTGACTTAATTGAATATCGAAAATATCGCCAGTCTGCAAAAGCTCTGACTCACTTGAGGCTAAAGCCACGGTAAACTCTCCAGCAAGATCATTGTCATCTGGTGCTGGGCTTAGGGTAAGAACTAGCTCTGCGTCATCTGTAATGACACCAAGGTTTTTTGCTAGATTTGGACGCTTTATCTTCATAGAGATTGTCCACTCAGAAATGGTCAGTGCTACCTTCGAGTCGTCAGTGACGTATACCTTGAATGCTGCAGTATCTCCACGGACCAATGTCCATGCTACCTGTGGCGGTACGTTGCCAACGCTATATCCTCTAGCCATTTTATAATTATATCACTATTAGCTTAGTCCAGCTTTTAGTGCCCCCCAAGTTCCATTTCCCTTTGCATCAACTGACACAATTCCATTTTCTGCTGCATACACAACTACAGCTACGGCCCCACCGTGGTGAAGAATGTTAGTCAGTCCGCCAGTTTCACCAGAGTATAGAATATCTCCTGCTGCATATCCAGAAGTATTAATGTTTTGAACTACTCCAGACACAACAACTATTCCGCTAGCGTTATTCAGGATAGTTGCTTTTACTAAGCCCAGGATTGGAGCAGTTGTATCGTGAACTGCCTTTGCTACTGTCGTAGAGGTAGTGTATCCAGTAACATAAACTGGATCTCCAGCGTTTAGGGTGACTCCACTATTATTTAAAACGTTTACCTGTGAATAAGATGCAAGAGGAAGAACAGCCTCTAGCTTTTCAACTAGTTGCTTGATGTCTCCATGAACATTAACATTATCTTCTGCTAATGGGTAAGGTAAGTCGTAAGAGTCTGATTGTCCTGTGGCCATTTAATAATTATACCACGCTAAAAAGTTGAACACAGGGTAAAAAACTGGTATAATTGTATGTAACTTCCTGCAAAGGAAGTTTTTGTTCTAAGGAGGACAAATGACTAAACAAAGTGACAACAATGTTGAAATCGTGACTAACTCTCAACAACAGACATATTTATTGCTATCGCACTAATAAAAATATTGTCGCCAAGACCGTGACAGGGTCGTAACAACGAAAAGAATAAAAAGGAGGTAGTAATTTATGAAAGAATTATTGCTAATAGGAACCACAGTACTTGCTATAACATCTGGAAGTCTGACAGCTGCATCTAATGTAGAATACCCCAAAAGACCTGAACGTGGAAATCACGTTTCAGTAGCAACCCTTCAAAGGCTTGAAATCAAAGCACAGGATGCTATTGATCAGGCAAAAATGCAAAAGCTTAGAGAAGCCACTATTGAAGTTGATAAGGCAATCGATAAGCTATCTATGCACGTCGATAAAACCTGGTATGTATTTTCTGGAAATACCCCGAGAGGCTGGGACTGTTCTGGACTGACAATGTGGTTTTATGAACAGCTTGGCATTGAGCTAGAGCATCGTGCATCTATCCAGGGTAAAACTGGACAAAGCACAGCCGATCCAAAACGAGGAGATCTTGTAGTTTTCAAATATAATGGAAATAAGTCCGCATACCATGTTGGCATTTATATTGGAAATGGAAAAATGATTCATGCCCCTAAGCACGGACACGTTACAAGAATAGAGAACATTGAATCTTTTGGTGGAGAATATTCTAAAATAAGCTATAGAAGATTAGTTAATACCATTGGATAGTCGCCACTGGTCTTCTGTTAACTGGCCCCTTATTACTGAAAGGTATGAGGGGCCTTTTGTAAACCACCAGTGATCTGCTTCTGCAAAGTGAAAAAATATCATCGCTACCTGATTATTTTCTTTATCTGGGAACTGCTGACGCCAATGTAGCTGATCATTTCCATAGTAGGCAAGGGCTTCATTTTCGCTCAGCATGTACTCTTTATTTTCTACCCACAGGCCCCAAGGTGTTTTTTGATAAAGGCATAGATCTATTGTGTAGGTACATGCATTGTCATCTATGTGTTTATGCAGTCTTGCATTCTTGCCCTCATAGTGTGAAAAAAGAGCGTAAGTTGGTAATAGCGTTTTGCTATTAAATGTTTTTCTGGCTAGATCTGTTAGATTAATAAAGACTTCGTCTAAGACCTTGTTTGTTTCATTGTTGACTGTGTATCTAGAGAACCAGTCATCAAATGGTAAATCTTTATAGTTTACTACTGAGGACCTTATTCTATCAAGTTGCTCTGGTGAAAGAACGTTGTCTAAGATCTTTGGCTCGTAGTCTCTGGGCAATTTTACCTACCCCAGGAAACAACGCAGTACCTAGTTCCATTAGTTACCTCTGATACTGAGTGATTATAAATGTAGTTTGATGGGAACATGATTAGCTGGTTTGCCTTTGGCTTATGCTTTATTCCAAATCTAGGAAAGCTTATCTCCCCACCAGAATAATTGTCATTTAGGTAATAGACCAGAGATATAGTTCGTGGATAGTTTCTATGATCATCAATGTGGTTAATAAATTTTTGACCAACACCATATCTCAAAACAGAATATACTTCGTGTCTATAAACTTCGATGTTGTAAAAGTTGCAATACTCTTTTTCTTTTGGGTTGAAAGAGTCGTAGAATATTTTACTTAGTGTGCTGTCAAAAGCTGTTCTTGGGTTTAGATCATTCTCTACTGGGTTCTCTACATATGGAACTGTCAGGGTATCGGTATTTCTGCTTTCAGTATTAATCACTGGGTTATGGGTTGAATTAATTACATAAGCCTGCGACCAATTGACTACTCCATTTTTTACTGAGTCCTCAATGTCTTGTATAAGTGTTTCATAGCCATCTATAACATCGTCAAATATAATTATTCCAGGAGCTAGCTCTTTCATTCTACCACTTTCCAATTGGGCAAGAAGCCTTTTCAAGCTTGGTCTTTGCGGCCATGAAGCATCCACAGTTTCTACACTGCTTTGTTAGCTTAATTAATTCTGGACAAGACTTGCAAATGTCAAATCTTCTAGCTGCCTCTTCATCAGAGGTCCTTTGCTCTTGTGGATTTATCATGTCCCATGGCTTTACGTCGCCATTAACTAATGAGCCTCCAGTATTCTTAATTAAGTCTTTTAGTTTTTCAACTTTATCATTCATAGCTTGCCCAAATCTATTAGATAAAAATTATACCATATAGGCTACTTGTTGTGAACTAGGATATTTCCAGCAAAGAATGTGTCGGTATCTTCACAGTTAAATGAGTATACATCTCTCATTTCTGAAATGTAATCTACAGAAGTTACCTCTACTTCAACTACCTGATCTTCAGATACGTACTGAATAAACTTATCTCCAATATAGATGTCTCCAGTGTGCTTCCACTGCCAGATGCCGTCACGGCTTACAAGCATTGGCTGCTCTAGAGACATTCTGGTGCTAATGTCACCATTGATATACATGGTGGTTGGCTTTTCATATTCATACTTTGCAACTACTAGGGTAGCAAGGGTATCTATATTAGTTAGGTTACTAGATGTAGCAGACATGAAGGTTTGAATGTTTTGATCTACAAGCTCATCCCATGTCATAGCTAGGACATAGTCTCCAACCTGAACATCCTTTGCCTTGACATATGTTTTTTGTCCCTCGGCTGTAACAACGATTATCTCAGTGTCCCCGTCGACACACTGGTTAGCAGGTGTTCCTGGAGGCCAATTTTCTGATGGAGTAACTGGCACTGGTGTAGTTGGAGTAGTAGGTGTGGTTGGAGTAGTGGGTGTAGTGGGTGCTGGTGCCGTTCCACAGTCTCTATATCCGCTAAGAACTGATGATGTAGTCTCGGTGCAGTTAGAATATGTGGTAGTTGTTGTAGTGTAGCATTCTCTTAGCCCATACCCACCAGAGCAAGAGTCGCAGGTAGTTGAGCTTGTAGAAGAGGTCTGAACGCATCCAGCAGTTCCCCCACAAAGACTTTGGTTTGTTCTGGTTACTTCGATCGAGCTGCTTTCCATGGCACAATTTGAATAAGAAATTTCTGTAAGCTGTGTACCTGTTTCTAATCCGTTAACGCATGATCCAGACCAGTCAGTAAAGACTTCACGACTTATTTCAACACAAACTACTGGAGTTCCTCCTCCGCCGCCAGGAGATGGGGCAACGTAAGTATAATACATAAAATTTACGCTGGTTTCATAATCCACAACCTGTCCAGAGGCAATTGATTGTGAACCAATAAGGTTGTCTTGAGAAGATATTGATGATCCAGTTGGGGTTGAGGTGCCTATAGTAAGTCCTGCTGCAGTTATGGCTGCCTCGGCGGCGGTTCTAGAGAGTCCAGAAAGATTTGGAACAGTTGTCATTCCCCTAGATGCAAAAAATCCAAATGATCCTAACATCTATAGACCTAAACCTTTAGATCGCCAATTAGGATCCACTCGTCTGAATTAACCTTAATAATGGTTGCTCCAGAATACTGTAAAGATAATCTTTTAGCCGAGCTCTTGCTTCTAATGGTAACCCCTGAAGCAGGTGCCATAGATACCTCTCCAGCACCCTGTCTAATAATCTGAATAGTGGCTCCAGTCGGGAATACTCCAGAAGGAACTGTGATATCTACATCAGTAGCTGAGTTAACTAGAACAATAGTTCCAGAGTCGTGTAGAGATAGGGTGTATGCCCCAGTCTTTGACGAATATCTAGAGTCGTATGCCGAAACCCATCCAGACGATGTGTGATACTGAATCTGATTAATATCATTTCCAGAAGCATCTTGTCTAACGAAACAGACTGCACCATTAGTTGGTGATGGAATAGCTGAGTCACGTGTTGCTGGATTCTGAAAATTATTAATTCCAGCTTTTGAATTAACTACATCTTCGAAGGTTACTGGTGCAGCAAATGAGTGATCTCCAGTCCAGTCGTAATCAGATGAAGTGCTAACGTTTCCTGCTACTGGGTACCAGGTGTCTGTTGGCTCGTCATAAATATAAGCTACCTTACCGCTTGTGCTAACTGTTGCCATTATGCACCTATCTCTTTCCAAGTAGTTGTTGACAGGTCATAGACATACATTGTCAGTGGCGATGAGTCTTTATCTACCCAAAGTAGTCCATCAACTAGTCCAGTAGTTGGGGCTGAATTTTGATAGGCAGCAGTAGATGATGCCGAAACCGATGGAGCAATAGATGCTGAGTCTACCCAAATAAAACCATCTTCTGGTGTTGTTGGTTTTGTAGTTCCGTAGTCTGATCCAATGCCAGTAGCCTCTACTGCATCTAGTCTAGTATCCAAAGCCTTAATGTGACCAACGACGGAATTAGCAATAATCTCTGACTCGTTGGTTAGTGGGGTAGTTGTTCCGTAGTGATAAAGCTTTAAGGCAGCCTGAATATCTGCAGCATCCTCATAACCTGGGATTTGCGTTTTATATAAGGTACCAATATCTTCAGATGCCATCTTTTATCACCATTTTAAATTATACCACAGTAATGAATACGTGGACTATCTTTGTTCCTGCTAGGTCCGACCAAGAACTATCGGCATACTCTACTGCCTTTATTGATATAGGCAATACCTCAATATCGTCAATAACCTCAATTTCCTGAATGGTTAGTGATGTTGATACTGGATTATCATTTATTACATTTAGCTGAATATTAAAACTATTTGCTGTCAGATTCTGACTTTCAGTAATGCTTGCTATTGGAATATTTATTTGTGCCTGGCCATTAATAAATGACTTGCTATAGTTTTGGCTATAGGTGTTTGGAATTAACTTAAACAATGGAGTCCAGGCATTTGCTGGCCCTTTATTCTGATACTGATACAGGTACAGATACTCTGGATCGGATGTCAGCGTATTGATGCAAAGATCGAATACTTCTGGGGTCTGTCCAATTACTGTTAGTGGATCTGTTGGATCCCCAGGACTAATAAAAATCTGACTGCCACGCTTACCAGTGGCACCAAGGTCAACATTAACATTGACAGAGGCAGGCCCACCCAAAACAACTAGATCATCATTGGCAACTAGCACCTCTGGCATTATGATGCTCCAGTCACGTCAGCGGTTACAGTGACTGTTCCTGTAAGAAGTGTGTGAACTACAGAGTCGTTGCTCTTGGCAATCTGAACGTCGTAAAAATATGTTGTTCCAGGGGTTAGGTCTCTTCCTCTAGATGGAAGAATTGTGCAGCTAACTACGCCATTAGAAATTGATGAAGTACATTCATACTGAATTGCACCACTGCCTCTTTTAGTAGCGATAAAGAACTTGCTTGAATATCCAGCTAGATCGAAAGCTGATCCATCAGATGCTTTCGGGGTAACGGTGAATTCAAAAGTATCACCGTGGTAATATGCAATGTTGTGGGTTCCTGGAAATGCCATAACTTATATTATACACTAATTAACAGATACATATATTGATTTTATCTTGACAGCTGAGTCAAGGTCTGTTCTTATTTGTGGAACAATGCCTGCTGTCCTGTGCTCATCGGATAGGATAGCTAGTGTGTGGTTAACTGTCATCTCGTAGTTGTGCTGATACTTTAAGTTTGCACAAAAAGTAGTTGTGGAATCATCTAGTCCGTAGAACTGAGACTTCATCCATACCTCGGTATTTGAATTAAAGGTTATAACCTCTATATCATAGGTTATTGTTAGCTGTGCCCCTACTTTTAAGCCTCTAGTGTTTATCTTTCTAAGCTCTGACGTATATAGGCTAACTGAGCCTTCTGGCAAGAAGGACTCTATGGGGTTTTGAGGTAAAAGATATAAAGACACCCATCCATCTTCTCCTCGATCGGCACCAGTTGGAACAGTATTGGTATTTTTATTTTTGTAAAGGGCCCAACCAACATTTTGAGCATAGGTTGGGAAGTAAGACTTTCCATCTTTACCTGGGAGACCTGGACTACCTTGTGGTCCTCTAGGTCCAATTATAGAATCTCCAGGATCACCCTTTTCACCTTTAGGACCAGGCTTGCCGTCTTTACCTGCAGGGCCTTGTGGCCCAGGAACAGCAAAAAATGTCGGTTCTTGAGGAGATTGAGACTGCTTTACCTTAGACGCATAGCCAGATGTAGGGAAATCAATATTTGATGAGGTTGCCATAATACAATTATCTCACCCTATTATCTATTAACTTTGTATACCTTATTGTTAATTTTAATAATTGGTGGTAATGCAAGATTATTGGTAGTAATTTTAATAACTGGCATTAGAGGCTTCCCCCAGTGACATCAGCTGCCACTTTGATGGTTCCTAGGATTGGTGTCCATACCGTATCATCAATAATAACTTCCAGGTCAAATGCTAGCTCTGCAATAACAGATCCTACACCAGTTCCCCAGTTTGCAGTAATATCTGAAGAAGCAACTATGTCAATATAGCCGTCTCCTTCGATTACCTCTAGTTCGTCAAGAAGATCTCCTCTTGAATCGTATGCAGAAGATGCATATTCCCACCCGTTGGTATTAAAAAGAGTAACTTCATCATTGTCAAAGAACTCAACACGGAGTTTGGCGGTATCGCCTCGAACTATATTCCACTTAATGATTATTGGATTTGATCCAAAATACTCATCAGGGCAGCAGGTAGAAGTTGTCATAGTAATATAATTATACCTTAATAAAATAAAAAACTAGTACCCAAGGAGGTGGGTATGAGAGACATCCCTGGGTACCAGTTGTACAATTATATCATATTATCCACATATTTTTGTAGTTATCCACAGATATTTAATTTGTAACAAAGAATTTACATAATTGTAACAATTGAATTGTATAAAAAGTGTTGTAAAAATCATTTGTATGTGTATAATATCTATATATATTAAATATAGTAAATATCTTATATATCTTATAGCTTTATAGTTTTCTTATATTATATATAATAATCGGTTTTCAGTTTTCGCAGATTCACTTTGACGATCTTGAGATGTAGTCCAATAAAACTTCATACATGTGATCTATTTTTTTATTTGTTTCTTTTCTTAAAGAATCGGCTTCTTCTTGAACCTTTTCTAATTGATGAAAGTTTTTCTCTAATCTAGTAACCTGATCTTTTAAACTTGATCCACTATTAGGTTTTAGTTCATGTAGCACGTCTTTTAAATAATGACGAACTACCCATCTGACTGCAATACCGATGATTGTTAAAATTGACAAGGAAGTTAGGGTTAGGCCGAGCCAGTCTTGAATTGTCATAATAATACAATTATAATATAGTTTTTATGTACATTATTAAAGTTCGCCGCAATAAGTTCAATTTAAAAAACGAAAAATTCGGCGGAATAAGAGATCCCATCCACACAATCTACAACCTATGAGTGTAAACACTCTCTATGTAGAATAAGTGGAAGTTTTATGGTATTATTGCTGTATGGCTTCTGGAGACGATAGAAAAAAAGATGTGGTATTCCTTGACCTATTTGATCCAAGGCAGCCTAGAAGCGACAGAGAGCTAATAGAGGCACGTCTAGCAATTTGCAACGAGTGTCCATGGCTAGATAAAAGATTGACAAAGTGTCGGCAGTGTGGCTGCTTTATGAAATTAAAGTCTACACTTAAACAAGCACATTGTCCGTTAGAGAAATGGTAAGGGTATGTTTTACAAAGACGAAGTAGTTAAAATGATGACAGACTACGTAAATAAGATGAATAGAGAAGCACTTTCTAGCATGGGTGCCACGGAAGAACAGCTGAAAGCAACTATTGACCAGATGCAGAATGATCTAGTAAGGGTTAATGGAGAGCTATATGATATGTTGAAGGAAAACGGAGTTATCGCATAATGTCAGGATATGTTAAGTTATATCAGAATAAGGCTGTTTTAGAGCAATTCTTGTCAGAAGGCCTAGACTCAAGAGAAATTGGAAATAAGTTTAATGTATCCCATAAGCTTATTAACCAATGGTTATTGGAATATGGCCTTATATCAAGAACGTCAGAGCTAGCTCTTCCGTAATACCGTTGAAAATTAGAGACTATGCTTAAGAAAACACTATATATAGTAGCTGCTATAGCAATTTCGTATATTTGGATAGCTGTATTTTACAACTTTGTTAATTTTTTGATAAGTTAGTTGTTTTTGCATTTGCAGTTATCACATTTGCATTCAGACCTTATCTCATTAGGAACATCTGATATAGACATTACTTGCTCTCAGGGTTATTCTTGCCACAAGTACAGTTACCATTACACATAGGATATCCTTTCGTTAGTTATATTATACATCAGAGCTGATCTGTATACCGCCAAAATCTGAAAATCTGAAAAATTTTGTATTTTGCAAAATCTGAATATTTTTTAGTTATGTATGATACACATTCTATACAAAAATACAACCATAAATTAGTGAGCACACATCTACGGTTGTTTTATTGTTAGCACTGGTGCCTACTAATCGTTTTGGACTAGTGCGACCTCTAAAGAAACTATCCCTGCCAGGGCGTTGTCAAATTCTTCCCATGTCTCGAATGTAAGTGTAATCATACTCTACCGCCCATTGACTTGATAACCTTGGTTAGTTGGGTTAGTTCACGCTCAAAGGCAGGTGACAAATCAACATTGTTGTTGAATGATTGCTTGGCAACCTTTAGCATTTGGTCGTATTGCTTTTGTAGTGACGCTAGGTCTGATGGGGTTTTCATCTAATACTCTTTTCTCTATGTGTAATAAGTCTAATTGATACCGCAGACATTTAGCCTACTCATCACACTCGCAAGGTGATGTTGTGTCTGTCTCGCAGAAGGCACATCCTGCCTTGTTGTTGTGAGCGAAGCAGTACTCTACATCTTGGTACTCGCCACAGCAGACTAGAGACTGGTAAGAGTCTAGGTAGGTGTAGAAGAACTTGTTGGTAGCAATAACCTTGATACCCTGGTTGTTTAGTGTGGTTAGTGACATGTGAATGTCCTTTCTTTTTTGAAACTTACTATTTATTTATCTATATATAGTTAATCATAGTGTTAGCCATTTGTCAAATCTAAACACGGCGTGTCGCAAAAGTTTTTTATTTATTTTTCTACGGCGTGTCAGCTTGACAAATACCTTGCTGGGGGGGCGGCCCCTGTGGATAACTTTGTGGATAACTACGTTATAAGAGCGTTATAAAAAAGCCCCAGTTTATCGGCGTGTCGATTTGACTTTGTCTTAGGCAGGGTATAGGCTTTAGGTATAAAGAAAGAAAGAAGAAATAAATGCTAAGAATCACAATGACTCACTCAACAAGCCCACTAACCTCTGCTTGCTACCCTGCTTCAATGGAAGAAACAGTAATCAAGAACCTAGAGGCTCAGGGTTACACAATCGTTATGGTTGAATCGCTCTAAAGATTTGACAATGTCCTAGGCATACACTAGGCTTTAGGTATAAAGAGAAAAGGAACAGACAATGAACGTAACAGTCCAGCAACTAGACAACTCAAAGATTTACCCATCATACTCACCAGAACACGCTACTCAGGTAAAGGCTTTCTACTCTAACCTAGTAGCAACCAAGGCAATCTCTGGCTATGTTATCCGTTTTGATAACGGTGACGTAATGGCAGAAGGGAACGTTCTATAATGACTGTATCAGAACTAGAAGAACTAATCTTCAAGATTGACCTAATGCTAACTAACCCGTCAGAACTATTCACTACCCCCGAGAGCGAGTAACCCAATGAAGTATTCTATCCGCCGTGCCCTTGTAGGCGTTATCTCTATCCCACTAATCTCTGGTGCTTATGTGTTCCTATACCTATTGCTATTGCTAGCAGGGGCAGAACCTAACCTAAGCGTAGAGGCTGCTTTTCACAATGGCTTCCTTATCGGTATCACCTCTGCCGTATTCTTCACCTTTGCTACTCAGATTCTTCGCCTAGTAGATAGAATCACCATAGCATAGGCTTGACAAATGCCCCCGAAAGGGGCGGCCCATCTGATCGTAATTGTCAAGTTAAGAAGCTTTAAAAAGATCCCCAGATCTTGGGGCGTGTCGTGTTGATAATGTCTGAGATGTATGCTAGATTTATCTTAATAACGAAAGGTAAAAAATGTTCCTATCAGAGATGACCCCAGAAGAAGTTCAGGCTGAGTTCGAGGACTTCCTCGCTTGGCAGGAGGAGCAGGCTGCTGAGGAGGCAGCGATGACCCCTGAGCAGAAGGAATACCTTCGCCAGGCGGAGAACCGCCAAATCCAGGAGGAGTCTATCGGGGAGTTGTATGCTTCCCAGTGGGCTTTCGATTGATTTGACAAATCGGCCCTTCGGGGGCCGCCCCTGTGGATAACTTTGTGGATAACTATTTACGTAACGTTAAGATAACGCTTGAAATTGCTCGGCGTGTCGTAGCTAAAATGTCTGAGGGTTGTGATAGATTTATCTTATCAACGAAAGGAAAACTAATGGACAAGATGTGTGTTTACTGCGAGAGTGTTTTTACCTCAGATACTATCGTATGCCCTAACTGCTCAGAGTATGACGGAATGATGCCGTTGGAAAAAGCAATCGACTACCTAAACCTAGACCCTAACGACTACCTATAATGTCTGAGGGCAATGCTAAACTAATCTTACAAACAAACAAAGGACAGTAAATGGAAAAGAACTCAATGGAAATAATGGAAAAGGTTATGGACATCCTAAAGGCTGAGAACGGCGAACTCGCCTATGCCCGTATGGCAGGGTTGGCTTGTGCCGCAGTAGACCTAAAGACCGCTCAATTTATCCTATCAGTTGTAGAAAAGGGAAAGAACTAATGATGACTCGCAAAGACTATGTCGAAACCGCAAAGATTCTAAACTACGCAAGCGACAAGACTCACCCTGCCCTCTTTAGCAAGATGGTTAGTGATTTTGTTGTTATGTTCAAGGCTGATAACTCACGCTTTGATGAGATTCGATTCCGCAATGCCGTAAAGGGTATTTAGCGACACGCCAGACTGGGAGCTTGACAAAAGCTTCTGGATCTGGTCGGCCCTTTTCGATCAGCTTGTCAAGTTTAAGATGTTTAAGAAACTTCCCCTAAATCCTTGAGAATGTCGGGGTTTCGTGCTACAATTTATCTATAACAAGCCCACGTAGAAAGATAACCCCAAAATGGCAATGACAAAGAAGCAAGCGTTCAACCGAGCAATGATGAGTAAGATAAAGACTGATAAAGGTTGCGAGACCTGTGGCTATAACGCTAACCCTCACGCTCTACAATTTGACCACATAGACCCAGCAACTAAGTTGATTAGTGCTAGTGGTAGACGAGTTACCCCTAGTTCAATGCTAGGTTACTCTCAGGCAATGATTCTTGCTGAGATTGCTAAGTGCCGTGTCTTGTGTGCTAACTGCCACGCTATTCACTCTGTTGAGCAGGGTATGGAATTGCGAGCAAGTGGACTAATGCGTAAAGGTGGCAGACCTAAATTGTCTGTGGTATCTGATAGCCTAGTAGCATGATAGGTAAAAGAAACGAAGCGAGACGCAAGGCTGAGTCGCAAGCCTTATTCCACTCTATGCTAAAGGCAGGTAAGAAACAAATTGTTGTGCCTAAGAAATACAAGGGGACACGACAAGAAAAGTTTCGCAAAGCCCTTGACAATGAGTAACTAATCCTGTAGACTTATTTTATAACCCCAAAGGAGATAACATGTTCGAAAACGTAATCAACGAAGAAGCCATCGCAAGGCTAAGCAAAGATGAACTTGATACCGTATTAGCAATTCTAGAGAAGGCAGGATACTAATGAACGAACAACCTATTGCAGTAGATATCTATGAGCGTCAAGAGATGAATGCTAATGGTGAAGGTGGCAATGTATACAATGACTTGTATGGTGACCGTGATGACCTTCCTACCTTTGCAGAATTCGAAGACTACTTTGGCGATCAAGATCCATTCGAGTTTCTATAATGTCTGATGGCCCTGTTACACTACTAATAACCCCAATAGAAAGAGATAACATGCTAGCAGTAGAAGAAGTTAAGGCAACCCTTGAGTCTAACTGTACTTGTGAGTACTATGATGAAGATGATAACCTAGTACCTTCCTATGACGACTGTTTCGGTTGTTGGGAAGACTCTAAAGAGTATTTCAATGAAGCTATCATGTACCCTTGGATGGCAGCGAATGACTACCACGACAAGACGCCTATCAAAATTGTTTCCCCTAACCTAGGCTGGATGAGACGAGCAGGGTATAAGGATACCTATGTTGACGATATCGTTAATAGTCTAACTATCAATGGTGACTTTACCTTGCGTTTCACCTTGACTGGTGATAAACTTGAGTGTGTCCGTTCTAGCCACGACGAGATGGGTGCTTACTTTGAGTTTGAGTTGAGAGAGGAAGAGGAATGGAACTAGTAATCTTTGGTATCGTAATCTTTGTAATGGTTGCTTGGGTGGCAGGGCAATAATGTTATTCGGACCAGACTTAGGAATAGCCCTAATGATTATCCTAGGCCCAATTATCATATCTATTATCAATAGCAAGCTTGACAAGTGACCCCGAAAGGGGCGGCCCATTCTCAACGATCTGTCAAGTCCTTTTAAGATCTTTGTTAAGAACCTCCAAAAAACTCCCCAAAACTTTGTAGAAAAAAGATTGCCAAATGGCTTGACAATGTAGCGTTTATGCCCCATAATAGTAATACAACAAAAGTTGGAAATAAATAAATAAGAAGACTACCCAGTCGGAAAGAAGCAAAAATGTCGAATGTATCACTAACTGTTGGCTCACAGTTCACCACCGCTAAGTCTGGCGTTGTTGGCACTATTCAGGAAATCGTAAAGAACAAGTCAGGCTCTGCCCGTGTTCGTCTAGATGTAAATGGTCAGCCACGCTGGACTACCGTAAAGTAATAAACTAAATAAACATTGTAGGTCTAGCACTAGATAAGACTGAGCATACTGGAGTGCGGTGAACTCTCGCCTATAATGTCTGAACCCCCTGCTACAATAGTAATACAAATCAAACCCCTAAAGAAAGAAGTCCTATAATGGCTCGCACTATCTCTGTAAAAGTTCCTGTGTCATCTGTAATCGCTGAGGTTGAGAAGAAGATTGCTGAGATTGACAAGGCTATCGCTTCATACCCTGCTGATGTTGAGAAGTATGACAAGGCTGTCGAAGTCTACAAGAAGAAGATTGCTAAGTTTGTTTCTGACTTTGTAGCAAAGAACGCTACCAAGATTGGCTATGAACACGACTCTGTAATCCGTCTATCAACTTCCTATACTGGTCGTTTGGAACTACACTTTGACTCATCTAAGATTGAGGGCTTCCCTGAGCGACCAACTGAGGTGGCACGACCTAATCAGTCTGAGTGGATTGGCAACAAGCACCTAAACCGCAAGGAACTTCTTGAGAAGAACCTAAAGGTATTGCGTATGACTACTCAGGAAGAAGTAAACGCTTCAACCTATTCCGCTGTGCTTGACCTTATCTAAATAGATAAACTTAGGGAACAAGTCTTGCTCGACAAGAACAACGCCCGAAGAAACCTGAGTAAGTTTTGAAACTGCTCACCATAAACCTCTTGTAAGTGTCCTAGGCAACGGCTTACAAGCGTGAGGGCTAACACGATAACGAAGCAAGTCTTAGACAACCGCAAGGCTCTAAGGCGAAACTAATCCCCCTGTGAAATCCATTGTGGTAAGTAGCAGGGGGATTTGACATTCGATCAACTTTGGGGCGGCCCTCGCTGAATAGCTGTTATTTAAGACACGCCGTATTAAATCCCCAAAATGTCTGACCCCTGTCGTATAGTTATAGTAATCAAAGAAAGGAAGACTGATGGCTCACGAGATTCACGATGGACTGTACTTCTCAGAGGATGGCAACTATGGAGGTGGCAAGATTATTATTGCTGACCATGATGCCTTTACTGAGGAGCAGATTGAGATTCTAAGTTGCCTTGGTGACAACTCTCGCTATGACTATGCCTATGCCGTTCTAAATGGCAAGGACACTACTGAGTGGGAAGATGAAGCAGACGAAAACTATGGCGTGTTGCTAGACTAAAATGTCTGACCCTACCCCTATAATGGAAACACAACGAAAGGATACCCCAATGATTCTAAGCCAAAAAGACACCGTATACTTCTGTGAGTCGTGTGAGGGCTATGCTCTTGTCCATGAAGATAAGGGTATGATTCGTGTCACACCTTGCCTATGCCAGTTCGAAGAAGAGGATAACTAATGGGATACCGCTACGAAGTTGAATACTCTGCTTGGTATGAAGTTGAGTCAGATGAGAAACTAACTGAAGAACAAGTGCTTGAGATTGCTATGGACCAGCACAGGGATTTCCCTAATGGTGATTGGTCTGTTGAGTTGGAGGAAGAAACTAATGACTAAGCCAATGAGTAATGAAGCGATTATCAACTATCTACTTAGTGATACCGCAATGTTCATCGATGAGAAAGAGGGACTAGACATCAATGATTCTTTTGGTGACTACCTTGAGGGACTTATTAACAGAAGCCAGTCTGTCCTAAGAATGATGGGTGTGCCAGAAGAACAGATTCCTACCGATGGGAGTTGCTAAAATGTCAGAGGCTACTGATAGAGTAGTGGGTATGAAACTTGAATGCCCAAACCACGAAGGTGGATTCGACTGTAATCCTTTCTGCAATGTATGCGAGGGTGACCAAGAGTATGAATACACAGATACAAGACCTTGTATCTATTGCCACATAGGAGTTGAGCACGACATCTGGTTCACAGAACTAGGAATGTGTGTTGACTGTTCAAACAAATACTACGACCACGAGGAGATGGACTAATGCCTAGATACTATGTAGAAATGCTAATTGGATTTGCTGGAGAGATTGAGGCAGATAGCAAGGAAGACGCAGAAACAAAAGCTTGGACTTCATGGGGAGACACCATGGATAGCGATATCACCTACAGCAATGTTGACTCTATTGAGGTAGAAGAGATTGAAGAGGATGAAGATGACGAAGAAACAGCTGAGTAATATTCTTACAGAGTGGAGCGATGAGTTTCACAAAGACTATATGGATAGTTATAATAAGGACCTGCGAGCAGGCGACTATAGGGACCTACTAGACGAAGTAATCACACGCATTGACGCATTGAATGCAACAGCTAAGCGTAAGTGGTATAAGTTTTCATAGGGGTATGAGACGTCCTTGGCCATGACGTAAAACTGGCCACCATCTGGGCCCGCCCTTTTTCGATCAGATGTCAAGTTACGACACAGCTTTAAGATCCCCAAAAATGTTTCCCAAAATCTATTGACATTGTCTGTGTTTTCCTGTATAGTTATCTTATTAGCAATTCACCCCTAAAGAAAGTTGGCTCTCATGGCTCACGACCTAGAATCAGTAAACGGACAGACTGCCTTTGCATCTCTTCGACAGCCTGCATGGCATGGACTTGGCACTGTATTCACTGATGAAGTAAACACTAACGAGATGTTGAAACTCGCACACCTAAACGACTGGAATGTTCGCCTTGAAGATGTAGAGACCCCAGAAGGTTTCAACTCAGACAAGAACTATTCTTTCGTTACTCGCACTAACCCATTCGACCGTAGCACCAATGACATTCTTGGTGTAGTTGGTGAACGTTATGTTCCGTTGCAGAACGAGGACTTGTTCTCATTCGGTGATAACCTGCTAGACGGTGGTGGACGCTGGGAGACTGCTGGCTCAATCAAGGGTGGACGAGTTGTCTTTGGTTCGATTGCCCTAACCGATTCAATCACTCTTGACCCAAAGGGCATTGCAGACAAGATTGACAACTATCTTCTAATCAACACCTCTCACGATGGTTCGATTGCTATTCAGGCTTCAATCACACCTGTTCGTGTTGTTTGTGCTAACACTCTAAACTTGGCTCTCTCTTCATTCAAGGGCAAGAAAGATGTAAAGCAAACTTTCAAGATTCGACACACCCAGACCGCTGAGGGCAAGATTGCCGTAGCACGTGAGGCTCTTGGACTTGCTCACAAATACATTGACGAGTTCTCAACCATTGCTAACGAGATGATTCAGACTGAGATAACCAAGGCTCAGTTCGATAAGATTGTTGAACTTGCCTACCCTGCCCCGACTAAGGACGCTAAGGGTTCACAGAAAAAGTATGACAGCAAGATTGACCTGCTTCAGGGTATCTATGTTGGTGACTACAACAACACCATTAGCGGAACAGCGTGGGGTGCTTTCAATGCTCTAACAGAGCGTCTAGATTGGTATCGTAACTCACGAGGCGGAAACAACGAATCAATCTTGGCTTCTGCTTCAGGCTTCGACCCAATGATAAACGCTGAGAAAAACCGTCTGATGAAAGTTGTTCGCCAAGCCGTAATGGCGTAGCAACTCACCTGGATTCCCTCTTGACAAAGGAGGGGATCTGGGGCGGCCATCAAAGCTAAATAATATATACTCTCATTAAGAATTCAATTACGAAACGCTTGACATTTCCCCAGATTCATGAGAGAATAGAGTATTCGATAAACCCCAACGAAAGGATTCCCCATGGGAGCCAGAACAAACTTTGAACTAAGAGACGCTAAAGGCAGTGTATGGTTGTATTCACACTGGGGTGGAGATAGCAAAGTTGCTGACCTACAGGCTGCCCTCGAAAAAGCAAAGCCTCGCTGGGATGACCCTTCCTACGCAATGCGTATCGTAGTATCGCAGCTGATTGGTAGCGATTGGGATTCAGAAACAGGCTTTGGCCTATCTAGTTACGAATCAGGCGAAGAGTCTTATGACCCTATCGTCGTAGATTTTCCTGGTTGGATTGTTACCTATCAAGATAAAGATTATTCTTTTCAAGGATTTTTGCTAAAAGACTTGACAAATGCCTAATCACCTGTCATAATAGATATACACCCCAAAAGAAAGAACCCCAATGCACGTATTACAATACATAGCAGTTCAAGCAGATGACGAAGACATGGCAATGCGAACTGTCGAAGATACCTTGAACAGTGAACTAGGTGGCAACGAGTATGCAACCAACGCTTGGTACGATTGGTTCGTTATTGGTGGCGGTAGATTTGTAGACGGTGACCCGTATAAGTCATCTACTGAGCATATCATTGGCTATAAAGACAAGCCAGATGAGTATGTGGCTATGATTGATAGGATGATTATCAATCGTCTAGTAGAGTTTGGTGGATACAAGAAACGTTTCCTAGAGAAGAACATTGATATCAATAGTTATCTAGATAAGTATGACGGTAACACCAACTACTCATTCGAACTATACGAGCTGAACATGATGATTGAAATGTTTCAGGGTGTATGGAATTACAATGCTTACTTCTATGACATGCATAATGCTACAACTAATCCTAAATATACCCTTGACAATCTAAACGATTCATGGTATATTGTACCTGTAGACTTCCACTTCTAAGGAGACCCCATGTTTGACCTACATAGTTTTGAACGTATTGCCAAAGCCCTAGCAGACGACCTTGTTCAAATGCACAAAGATACTGCCATTGAGTTGGAGTATTGGGAGAACGCACGATTGCTTGTTGAGAAGTTTTATGATGTAAAGACTCTTGTTCTGATTGGAGATAAGAAGATTGTCTGAGTTATATACGTATGATAGTTGGGTAGATACCTTCAAGCCTATCACTAATAAGTTTAGTAAAGACCCAAACAGCATTACCTTCGAAACCTACGGGGAAGAGCAGGAGTTGGTTCGCAACACTGACCCTAAGTTTATCTGGACTGAAGTAGATGGCGAGGGTGGTACTTACATCACCGCAGGCTACAACTTTGTGAATCGTATTCAGTACTACATCACTACTAATCCTTGGACTGATGAGTACACAGAGGTTCCTACTTGGGTATTCCGTGACTGTGACTGCCGTACGGAAGAAACAGATTGGGAAGCAGACCCTGAGTGTACAGAATGTGACGAGGGTATGATTGACATTGACTGTGACACTGTGGTAGCATTGAAGGACATCTACGGAGAAGAGGCAAACATTGTCAGTTAGTAATCAGTTAGTCACTAATAAGGTAACTTTACTTATCGATGACCTATGGCTAAAGTTCATTCTTGAGCAGGCAGTGCCGTTTGTTGAAGACGGAGAGATTCTAGAGATACTTGATAAGCGTGAAGTAGAAATCTGTGGGGACTGTCAGAAGTATGAATCTTCAGATAAAGAAGTAATCATGGACGTGTACAAGTGCTACTACCAGCAAGAGTATTGTTTGAACTGCTGTGGCTGTGAAGAGCACAATGGGGAGAAGTGGTACTAATGACTAATGAGATTGACTATGACCTAAACATCTTCCAACGTGAGTTGGAGGTACCAGACATAAGTCTAGAGGACCCAACGCAGGGTACCGTCTTTGAGTATGGTGGCCCATGGTACATCCACATCTACGAGTGCGAACCACATAATCATTGGGAACTCGGGGAACCGATCGAACTAACACCTACAGAGACTAATAATCTTATTCTTAATGACTCATACTTCCAGGACCACGAACCAGACCTATGGTATGGCCTGAAGGGGTTCCTAGCTGACAAAGATAGTCTACTTAGTGATAGACTACGAAGCATCTTCTATGGCCTACCAGTATATAAAGAAGAAGTTTTGTTCTAAAGCTTGACAACTGAATGCAGATACAGTACAATTGAATAGCAAGACCCTAAACTAAATATATAACCCAAAACATAAGGAGCAACATCATGGCAGTATTTCCACCAGCACGTAAGGCACAGCCAAAGCGTCTAACCAAGGTAACCAAGAAGGCCAAGGCACAGGGAGACGTCATTCCTTACCTAGAAGTATGGAACACCCGATACGGTACCTCAGAGCGTGTAGTATACCGAAAGAACGGTAAGTTTATTGATTCTATTAGTCTTGACTCATTGCGTAAGGCAAAGTCTCTAGCCTAATAAGATAGTTTGGCATGTTGAGATTACTCCATGTCAACAGTGATAGCACAACGGTCTAAGGGGTTGGACTGGCTGTCACGGGGGGAGGTTAATATTCTCGCAGGTATTGACTTCCCCCACAAACTTTGATACAATAAGCAAGTATAACTGAATAAGGAACATAATGCTAAAACGAGAATCAGTAGAAGAAAAACTGGCTGACCGAATAGGCAAACTGATAAACGATTTGACCATTGACTTAGAACAACTGGGAATGTATTTTGCCAGAACTAATAATGTGACCTATCGTAGACTAATCGAGATTGCTGAATCGGCAAAGTATGAGAAAGAGAATAAGAATGACTACCACTATTGAGAACCAAACTGTTATCCTTGCTGACCTATGGTTGAACTACCGTCAAGATGAAGAGTTCGCAGACTTCATTGAATACAACGACATTGGCTTGCCACTTGCTTATGTAGTTGCTAATGACATTGTAAAGCCAACTGACCTATCTAATCGCTTCATTGAGGAAACATTCGCCTTGTTGCTTGCTGGTCTAGAGATTGAGGATACTGACGAGGGCTTTGAGAGCATTGATGATGTCTTTGCTCTAGCCGAAGAAAAGTAGTCTAAAACTAATTCGTGTCCCTACTTGACAAGGGGCACGGATTGGGCCGACCACACTTATTTACATTTGTCAATAGCTGGTTTACGAAAAGACATTACGATCTCCCAAATATTTTCCCCAAAAGTTGGACATTCTTGTATATCATAAGATATCCTATTTGTCAAATAAGATTACGATAGATCAATATTTTTCCCCAAATCAAGGTATAATGTATATATGAGTCCAAGACATTTCTCAAAGCTAATGGCTAACCCTGTATATAACAAAGAGGTTAATAAGATCATAGCTAATCAACCTAATCTATGGTATGCCTTTACTGCTGTTACTGGTATAGCTAAGCTATTCTCATATACCCCAGAAGTAATCAAAGATAATCCTGTTAAGGATTCGCAAAGCGGTACAGATAACATCTCTTGATAACAATTCTCCCTAGTATATAAAACACCCCTAGTAGAAATACATAGGGGTTTTTAGCTATCTGAGATATGTGGATAAAAGATATATGTTTATATAAATAACATTACGATATCGTCTAAAAAATCCCCAAAAGATATATGTTTTAATAAATTATTCTATATAAAAACACTTGACAAATGGGGCTATGTGTGGTAGGGGATATGTTCGATATTATATAAATAGACCGAAGAATCTGCGGAAAAACATTACGAAAGCCGCATAATATACGCTCCATTCATCATATATTTTTACCAAATCCATCATTACATCATATCAGAATACATACAGTAAGATCTTTATGCACAATATGTGTATAAAATGTGTATAACTTTGTGTAAATCTTAAGACTAATTTAAAGAATTTCATAAGATTAGTTTTAAGAATTTCAGGGTATTCAGCATCTCTGATACGTGGTTATGTGGTATATTTAAGCTATGAATTTATTAAAGATTAGAGTGGCTATCAGGATGTTCACCATAACCTACTTCTGGCGTATCTATGCTTTGAGAGCAAAGATCAGATGCTCAAGAGGTAAACACTTCTTCGTAGGTATATGGAAGACCGATAAGGGTTTCTGCCTTTATTGCAATATAGACTTAAATAGGTAAGTGTTCTTACTAGGGTGTTTTCTATTAGTTATATCTTATACTAGGGATTACGAAGCTTCTTCTTGATTCCCCGAAAAAAATCCAAGAACATAGGCTGTACGCCATGCTAGGTGTTGTTCGTTGTGTTCTTTAATTGCATACTCCATAAAGGCTTCATTATCCATATGCTCTGCTGATATACCAAAGCCACAGTTACATTTGAAATCATTCATGCTGAGGGCATTTCCATTTGCCTATGCAATAGCATTTATTAATCTTACATACCTCTTGGTTATACTCATCAAAGAAGTATGCCATCCCAGCTGCCATGGTTGGGGTAATTTCTACTTCTTCATCATTTACTACTAGATAGTATTTAATTACCTTATCTAGCTTTATGTCATGCAATAGCTCACCAAAGCTAGCATATTCATTCTGTTGCATTTCAGTTCTAATTAGCATCTTATTATGCATTGTTTTCCTTATATTAGAGAATGGTGCTACGGAGTAGCCTAGGACCTCTTATTTACCGCCGAACTTTTAGTCGCTAAATTTGCCCGACTTTATAACCTTAATTAAATCATCAGAGTCGAAGTGGTCACGGACAACATTAATACCAGCCTCAACCTCAGTGACTGTACGATGTCTTTCAATCCAGTCAATAATCTCAGCATTACGAAAGCCTTTGCCCTTTGTCCAGCCATTCCAGTAGTGTTCACAATTCTTCTGGTGTCCACCACACTCATCGCAATAGCGTAGTGAGTAGTATAGCTCGTCAATATCAGTCATGGATACCTTCTCTTATTTCGGTGACAGCCTTACAGAACCAGCAGTTTATACCAACATAGTGTGTCTTGCCATTATGTCCAGTAGCCTCATTAAATATATCAATAGCGTGGTCCTTGCCATCCTCATAAGCTGACCATATATTCCTGTCATACATCATGGCCTTAAACATAGGGTCCATAGATTTGTTTACCCAATAGTCGTCTGGATCAATCATAATTCCCTGTTTTCAATTCGTTCTAGTAGATGATCCATAGGAGTTTCACATTGGCATTCAAATCTTTCTACCTGCCATGCGATTTCAATTCGCTTTTGTTCCCATGCAATACCCTCACGATACCCCTCATTGCCAGCGTGTTCTATATCGCAATGGATACACGCAAGGTATTCGCCTTCTTGGCTGTGGTTACAACTCATTACTTCTCTCCCTCGATAAGAGCAATGCGATTTTCGATTGCAGCACATACTTTACAATTTGCACTGTCCTTGTAAAAGCAATACATACGATTCATTACTTCTTATCCTTCTTAGTTTCTAGTGCGTGTAGACGCTTCTTAATATCTCTAAGTTCATTACCAATCTTAGCTGTGTTATGGTCTGCCAGGTCTCCACGATCTTTTAGTTCACCATTAACCCAGACAATCCACATGCCAGCAGCCATGAATGTAAATACGCCAAGAACTGTTAGTAGTCCCGCAATTGGAATCTCAATCATTGTCTTTACCTTCGTGTGTACCGAATAGTCGTCTTAGTCCTTCTACTATCCTAGGGTCTGGTGGATCATTATAAGCCTTATTAAGCTGGTCCCACTCTTCCTGGCTTACTTTGAATGTGTATGGATTGATGGTGTTATGTTCATCAATAGCAGAATAAGTAGGATTAAGTCCAGGCTTGTCAAACTCATCAATGCCCCACCACTTAAGCTTAAGTAGCTTAGTAAAGTCAGTAGCAAATAGGTATGCCTCTTTGGTGCTTAGCTTAGTCTCTGCTTTGAGCAATGGCCCTAGGTTGCTAGAAATCCAGTGCATCTCTTCTTCAGTCATTGTTCCTCTTATTGGCGTCAAACAACGCCCACTCGTTATATTCGTAGTTGTTGTGCTTATCTCCACCTACAATAATACTATAGGCTATGTCAGATACCCCAGCAAAACTGGGAGCAGTTCCTCCGCCAATCTCTTCGCCACCTTGCTCTACAGTCACATCCCAGCCAGTTGGCTCACCATCGTACTTTACCTTGGTAATGGTAATAATTACCTGGTCTGTAAAATCTAGCTCACTCATTTAACTTCCCTAGGATAATCAGCCATCCAGTAAAAGATAGCGTCTAACTGTGTTGTGGTATTTGATAGTAGATCGACAATGTGTCCACCCTGTTCACCAAAGTCTCTGGTAAGGGTATTACGAAGGTGCTTTGTTAGATACTCTAGATAGTCTTCTAGGTCAAATTGTGTCTTCATTACACCCTCTTGTTTATGATTACAATTACTATTGCTAAGACAATGCCAACCATAAATCCCCAGCCACTGCCAAGGGTTTCTCTCATAATGTCCATATTGTTTCCTTAAAAGTATTTTATGTTTATACTAAAGTATAGCGTTACTTAGGCTATTTGTCAATAGGGTATCTCTTAGCATTGTCTAGCTGAGTCTCTGCCCAGCCAAAAAGCATACCAAAACCAACAAGCACTACAAGGCCACACAGGATGGCAAGAAAGAATGGGATTGTGGTTATGACAAACCAAGTAAGTGCTACAAGCATTCCAATGCTAAATCCAATAAAGGCTACAATGCCTGTATAATAAATAATCTTAGCTAGTATTAGTTTCATTCCACTACCTTAATCTGTCTACTCATTACTTCATGGTATAACAACCATAGCTCACGCATTTCGTGATCTTCCCAATCATCTAGGTCAGAGTCAAGCCACTTGATAAAAAGAAACTTCTCAATCTCCTTTTGCATTTGGCTAATTGTATAATTAGTTAGTTTCATTAGTTATTAGCCTCACGCTTTTGAAATTCAATGCCTGCCTCAAATGCAACCCAGTAACCGTTGCTTACGCCAGAATCATATGCTATCTTTTCAATGTCAGTGGCCTCACGCCATTCAAGTACTGGTCCACCACCGTTACACGAATGTAGGTGGTCTGAAGTTACTTCTACTTCACAGGTGCAGTCAATAAAGCTTTCGCTAATCTCTTCATAGTATTCTCCACAGCAAGCAGGATCCCCACATCCCCAAACGGTGTTATCTTGTTTTACATAATATAGAGTCATTCTATCCCTCAGTAGTTATTGAAATATCTGGAATAATGTTTTCTGGATGGAAATTAACCTGATAGTGGAAAGCCTTTACATTATTTGCTTCAAGCTGTTCAACAAAGTAAGACACATTGTCACTTAGACCAAGGTAATGCTTCTTATACTTATTTGGTCCAGTCATACAGGTTACTTCTAATGCCCCTGCCAATGCGGAGTTGTCTCCAGTATCTACAGCACAATATCCCTGCAACTCAAGTAGGTACTTGTCGGTAATGCCATTAAAGAATACGATCCTACGCAATACCTGGAACTTCTCAGCCTCTTGTGATAGGTTATAAGATACGCCATCTGCCTGAGTTGCACACCCAGTTAGTGATGCAGTTGCTACCAAGGCAATCAATGTTACTGCAATTAGCTTCTTGTTCATTAACTAGTCTCCTTTTACGTTAATAATCTGGTGTAGTACGTGTCTAATCTTTACTAAATCTTTAGCGTCTTCCATTACAACGTCAATATCTTTGTATGCATTTGGATGTTCATCAATGAATGCGTCAGAGTGTGACCATTCAATACCTCTCATCATATCATCCAAAGACTCTTTTGTAAAGACCTTTCGTGCTTCATTACGAGAGTATTCACGCCCAGCACCATGTGGTGCAGTGCAGAATGAAAGCTTATTGCCAAGCCCCTCAACTACATACGATGCAGTACCCATTGATCCTGGAATAAGGCCCATCTGTCCTTCATTAGCAGAGATAGCACCCTTACGAGTTATCCACAGATTCTTTCCCCAGTGATTCTCAGGCTGAGTAAAGTTGTGATGACAGTTAATCTCTTCAATGATTTCAAAATCACCTACGTGGTGCTTGAATGCCTTCTTGACACGATTCATCATTACTTCACGATTCTTAAATGCAAACTTCTGTGCCCAGGTCATCTCAGCAATGTAGCGATCAAATTCTGTAGTGCCCTCTACAAGGTATGCCAGATCTGGATCTGCTAGAGTAATGAAGTTCTTCTTTGCATACTCCTGTGCAACAGCAATGTGATGTGTAGCAATCTTGTTACCAACTCCACGTGAACCTGAGTGCAAGAATAGCCAAATAGAATTTTCCTCATCTACTGTAATCTCAATAAAGTGATTACCAGAACCAAGAGATCCAAGCTGGTGTGTCCAGTTGCTTGCGTAGTCCGATGGATTAAACCCTGCGTCTAGGGCAGCATCAAGTAGTTCCTCTGCTGCATCAAGTGCGTCTGGCTTAACAGTTTGGTTATGCTTGAATGCTGACAATGGAATAGCAGACTCAATTGACTCACGCAACTCCTTAAGATTTACACCTTCCATGTCGTGTACATTCTTGTTAGTCTTAATAGCCATCATTCCACAGCCAATGTCTACCCCAATCGCAGCAGGCATAATGGCTCCCTGTGTAGGAATAACTGATCCAACGGTTGACCCCTTGCCAAGGTGTGCATCTGGCATTAGTGCTAGGTGAGGAAAGATGAATGGCATTGACGAAGTTGTCTTAGCCTGTTCAAGTGTCTTCTCGTCTAGGATGGATGCCCAGTTAAGTAGCTTATTGGTTACTTGTTCCATTATTTTATCCTCATTATTTCATCAAATGCTATTGGTGTGTAACTAATTTGTTCTACGCTTACATTGGTATACCACGGATCTGATAGATTCTTTTCGTGTAGGTGTCCGTGAATATTTCCTTTATACCGCAACTTTTGAGTATCGCTAACTGGAATGTGAGTTAGTACAAAATTGTCTAGCTCGTGGCTACCACGTATATCGTAGAAGTGTGGAGTATAAAACTTTAGCTTCTGGATATCGTGATTGCCTTTGATCAATACCTTACGTCCATTCAAGCGTGACAAGATATCTAATGATTTAGAGTTCATAGTGACATCTCCTAGGTGATATACCTTATCGCCCTGTTTAACAACACTATTCCAGTTCTCAACCATTACTTCGTTCATTTCTTCAACGGTACTAAATGGGCGTTCTGCATACTTAATAATATTAGCGTGACCAAAGTGGGTATCGCTAATTAGAAATACATTCAAAACATCTCCAATTCATCAAAGTCTTCTTTACGTGCAATAAAAGTAGTCTGGAAGTCTAGTTGCTTACCCCATACGATAATCTCTGGTACTAGTGGGTGCATACGGTAGCCTATAGAGTCTAGCTCTTTAAGAATCTTGTCGTCATGCTCTACCAAGAAGATTGGCTCATCGCTGTCCCAATCCATTTCGTGCTCTGGATTTCCAGTACAGATGAGGGTAGTTGGCTTGTTTCTCTGCAATAGCTGCATATAAATCCTAAACTTATTAGTTATTACGAATTTGCTTAATTAGTGAATTTAGTTTACGATCAAGATTCTTAATCATACTGTCTGCTACCTGAAGGCTAATCTCTGCCATCATTAGTCTTGTCTCTAAGTCTATCTCTTTTTCATCCATTAGTCAAGGTTTCTCTTTACCGCTTCTAATCCCTCTGCTAATTCATTTAGGGTAGAACACTTATCGTGTTCGCACGTACCATCTGCGTTATAGTCCTCGCAGATTTGGTTGCCAAGTAGTTTAACTACCGTTGAAAGGGCAGCACCAAACCCTTTATTATACTGGTCCTTGCCGATGTTTTCAAAGTCTGATAGCTTCATGTTTGCTAAGTTATTAATGTCCATGTATAGATTGTATCAGTGCAAAAGCTATATGTCAATAGCTGTCTGGTATAATTGTGCTATGAATAATGAGCCAGTAAAATTTGTATACTTCCCCCGATCATCGGGAACATTTCTTTCTAAAAATTATTTAAATATGACTGGTGTCGAGGTAGAGCATTCCCACGACTTAAACATTTTGGATGGTCTTCGCTCAGTTGTGATACTCAGAAACCCGTTTGATTGCATACTGTCCACAGCCATAGACCAATACATAAAAAACTATGATAGCAACAAAACAACGGCTGAGTACTTGAGAGAGGCCACAAACTACTATAATGATTTTCATAAGACAGTAGAGAAGCATGGTTGGCCAGTGCTAATCACCTTCGAGATGTCAGTATTCTCCACTCATGCGACCTGCAGAATGTTATCCAATATATTTAATAATAACTATAATGAAGGGGTGGGCATAATATTAGCGGATAAGCCAGAAAATACCTTTATCCCAACAGCGACAGCCAGTCCAGCCTATGAAATATTTAGAGATGAATTGTCCAGGTTAGACCTTTCTCGTAGCTTTGAGATATACTCCAGACTACTCAAGAGAGTCACCTACAATAATTCTGATACAATATCTATATGAATAAATTTGTAGATATCCTTGGGGATAGTGTAGATAATATAAAGGTTGTTGAAGACTTTATGGACCCAGCCGATCTGGATAAGATAGTTTCTTTCCTTAGAACTATAAACAAGGATGGCATTACCAATAAGTTTCTTCATGTCTCGTATGACTATGACGTGCCCTCGGAAATATACGACCTTATGACTAAGTATACTGAAATAGTTAATGACCTGTCTACTAAAATGTTCAACCATAACTTCGATGGCTATGACAGACTAACCATGAGAATTGGAACTCCAGGTATGTATTACATCCCTCACGTAGACAGTCCGTGTATAGGCAAGGTTCATGAAGAGGGTGTCAACAATCCAGACTGGAGAGATTCCTGGGCAGGGGAGCTGGCAATCCTTATTTATCTTAATGATGACTATGAAGGTGGAGAATTGTATTTTCCAGAAAGAGGCTTAGAGTTTAAGCCAAAGGCTAATACCCTAGTTATGTTTCCAGGCAACAAGAACTTTGTCCACGGAGTAAGGACCATTGAAAAGTCTGAACGCTTTACTCTAGTTAAGTGGTCACTGTTCATTGACTAATCTAATAATAACCTGCTATCCAAGATCTGGATCCACCTTTTTGGACTTTTACTTCCAGCTAAGATTTGGAAAGAACATAGCCCGTGACCATGTCTATAGAAAGAAGAAGAACTATAGCATCATTGGAATTGTGAGAGATCCACTCGAATCAATATCGTCATGCATTGCTATGCAGGAACACTATTACGAAGACTATGTGGTAGACGAGAACTCTATAAGAAAAGAAATCAGTGAGTACATTGAGGCATCTAGATTTCTAATCAACAAGGCAGCAATAGTAATAGATTGCGAGAGGCTGTCCGCAGACCCAGAAAAAGAAATGGTGAGAATATCTGAAAAGTTTAACATTGATATTGTCTCGAACGATCCATATCAAATAAACTTAGTAGAGAACTCTGACTGGAGCTTCTTGCCATCTAGCAAAGATCTTCCAAGACATTCCGAGATAAAGAATATGTTGTCTAATTACGATTTGTCTGGATGCTATGAGCTTTACAACACCCTCAATAGGCTATCAGCTATTTAGAAAGTTTCGTTACAGCCGTAGCAATATAGGGTAGGCTTGCCTGGCTCTGCTAGGCATCCACCTAGGGCTATGTCTTCTGCCTTAGCCATCTCAATTAGTTTTAGTCCAGGCATTCCATAAACGATGTTTACCAGATCGTGACCACAGTTTGTACAATTATTCATATGTTTAGTATACCATAACGAATGGTATAATAATAGTTATGGCTACTATACATAATCTATATACCCTCAGCAATACTGAGGCTACACGACTTACCCCACTAGGAATGCACTCTGGAATGGATATTACCCTTCAGAACGTGCACGATACAGCATATGTTTATGTTGGTGCAGAAGGTGTTACTAGTACTAACTATGGATACCGTATTGCTCCTGGACATGCCATCTCTTGGGAACTACCAGAAAAAGATTCTCTTTATGCTATCACTGACACCGATAACTCTAAGCTTGCAGTGCTTAAGACTAGTTTGGAGAAGTAATGTCTAGATTTACTAACCACACTGACGGACTTCCTGGTCCACAAGGACCAAAGGGTGATCCTGGAGACGATGCTCTAGGTATTTTAGCAATGCAGTATGGATCTTTCTCTAGCCTAATTACCCAAACTGGAACAGTCAATTCTATTCAGCCAGTATCCTGTGAAGTAACAGAATTCAACAAGGGCATTGTTATGGAAAACTCTTCTGGAGGAACAACGAATGCTTCTAGAATAAAGATTCTTAATATTGGTAGATACAACATTCAGTTTTCATTACAGGTGCATCAGGGGAATAGCTCTGGAATAGTAAATCTTTGGCTTCGTAAAAATGGCATAGATGTTCCCAACTCAAATACAAAGTTTGACGTTACAGCAAACAATCCATATTACGTAGCTGCCTGGAACTTCTTTGTTGAGGCTAATCCGAATGACTATTACGAACTAGTCTGGTCATCTACCAGTGCCCATACCCACATTGAGTATGTAGATACTATTGCTGGGCATCCTGCAGTACCATCAGTTATTTTGACAGTTCACCAAATAGGTCTGTAATGACAAAGAACGCATTATACTATAAGTGTCCATGCGGTAATTGGCATCAGATATCTTGGAAGATTTATAAAAACTTATTAGATAATATATCTGAATGCTACTGCGATAAGATATCTGGTATGATAAACTAAGTTAATGGACTTAGTTTATATATGTAGATCTGGTGACAACGAAGAGCTTAGATACTCTATTCGATCTGCCGTTGCTAACCTACCCCACTCAAAAATCTGGATAGTTGGGGATAAGCCAGACTGGTATGCTGGTAATTTTATTCCAGTAAAACAAACAAACAGCAAGTATTCTAATGTAAGAAAAATGCTTGAGGTTATTCAAAACAGTAATGAGATATCTAATAATTTTATTTTAATGAACGATGACTTCTTTATTATTAATCCAGTTAAGAAGCTAAAGAACTTACATGGTGGATCGCTACTATCTAAGGTGCACCAATACCAGGATTTAGCTATGGGGTCTAGCTATACCAGGATGCTAGAGCAAACATACTTCAGGCTGACCAAAATGGGCATAGAGAACCCTTTAGACTACGACATACATGTTCCAATGGCAATGTCTCGTAAGGGGCTCAGGGAGGCTCTCAAGGGCCAAACACTGTGGAGATCTACATATGGCAATGTCTTCAAGGTTGGTGGCACCAAGATGTCTGATGTAAAGGTGTATGCTGATGGACCGCTGAAATATAAAAGCTATGACTTTAACAATCTTAAGTATGATTATCTGTCTACTGATGACAGTTCTTTTGAAATGGTAAAAGAGGCCCTACTTGAGGACCTCTTTCCAGAACCAACTGTTTACGAACTATACACGAAAGACTGACTCAATTAGTCTTTTCTCTAAGTCTTCCATCTGCTCTGCAAATGCTGCAGCAACTTCTTTAGAACGCTTCTTGCCAAGCTTAGAATACTTCTCATAGATCTTTTCATCATCTAGCATTCGGATTGCCTCTACATACCCTGCAAGATCGTCTATCTCTGCAAAGATACCAGCATAATCAAGCGATTCCTTTAGACCAGGCGTTGGTGCTGCAATTACTGGGATGCCTGAGCAAGATGCTTCCATAGCTACCCTACCCCAACTTTCATAAGATGAGGGCATCAGAACAATTCTAGCCTTCTTGTAAACTTCCTGGATGTCTGGAGTGTTATCTAAGATAGTTACATTGGGCAAATCTTTTTCGTATTCAACCTGATTACCGTATGCACCACGAACACCCAAGAAGTTATACTCTGGCAGGATTCTAGCTAGTTGCCAAAAAATCCTTCCACCCTTTGCCTCGTTCATGTTGATGAGGGTGATGTATTCCTTGCTAGTCTTAACAGAATATCTCTCTGGAATGGTTGGAGGGTATACAACTGTAGATGGAATACCACGCCTAACAGTCTTACGAATCCAATCAGAATTGGCTACAGCCAGGGTAGCTGATCCAGTATCAAATACCTTATTATAGGCTAACTGCTTATCATTATGCACAAGGTGAACAACAGGCTTCTTGTATCTCTTACCATGCTGAACAGCAAATCTAGTCTTATCTAAATGAGTAATGATAAGGTTAGACCACTGCAAGACCTCTATTTCTTTTTTGCCATGAATCTCATGCAGTGGGATACCTTCGTATTCATCTGCACCTGGATCTCCAGTAAGAACCTTTACCTCATGCCCCTTACTAATTAGATCAACAAGTATCTGATGAAGCATTGCTTCTGCACCAGCATTATGATTTGGGAAATAGCCGTGCACGTATGCAGCAATCTTTAATTTTTCATCGTTCATTATAATCTCTTTCTATATTGCAAAGCTTTTATCTGAGGTTATCCACATTGGAATGGTGTAACGCTCTTCTGGAATTTCTGGGACCATGTGTCTACCAGTAGTTTGTGACTCAAAGACGATTAGGTCTCCTGCCTTTGGCTTGCAGGTATAGTCCAGGTCCGTGAATATAAGTTCTCCACCCTTAGAGAGGGTGTTTAGATATATGATACAACTATACTTAAAGTGTGTATTTACTCCGCCATCAGTGTCTTCATGTATCTCCACCTCTGCCCCTGGAGTTTGCTTAGCAATCCAAAGAGAACACACATAAAGATCTTCGTGGTCGTTAAAGACTTCTTTTATCTTATTAGTGACATTAGAGAATAACTCTCTAATCTCTTTCTCTTTATCTTTAACTATCTCGAGAGTCAGGTGCGACCTTTCTTTGTGAAACAGATCTTTACCGAATGAAAGTACTGGCCTCTTGCCCTCATAGAACTTAATAAAACTATCATAGTTATTGTCTAACAGGTAATCGTTATAGTCTCTAAAGAATTTCATTTCGTCTTCCGACAAAAAGTTTTCTATCACTTTAATTTTTGATCTCATTATTACCCTTATCGTTTAAGTATTTAAAGTAGTCAATGCTGCCCATATACGACCAAAAATCTTCTACAGACCTGCGACTGACAATTTTTGTCTCATTCGCAAACCCGTTTACAATTATATCACTTACAAATTTTCTTTCTAAGTACGGCCAATATTCTGTGTCGCCATGCCACCTAGGACTCTTATCAAGGAGATGCCTGACAGAATTGTATTCTGAGTCATCGTGAACTACAGGATTGTTTGGTATGGCAAATATGTCCCAGCCAGAAATAAAGGCACAGAAGGAGAGAAAAGTTTGCTCGCCGTTGGCCCAATGTAAAGAATCATTAAATAAGTTATCTAAGACAAAACGCCTATCTGCAAAAATCATATTGCATATAAACATATTAATCTTCACAGGCTTTGATGCAGATATTCTAGTTAGCTTGGACTCTCTAAGCATCCAGTCAAACTCATCATCATCGCCTAATAGGTCTATAAACATGTTGGGCATCTGTATACTATTTTCTTTGTTGGTAGTCCTAGCAACTGATATAGCAACCCGATCATTATAAACACTAAGGTCCGTAAGTGTTTTAATGAGTCGCTGATCCCAGTTTTTTGAGAACACAGTATGCGAATCTATTTGCAGGAAGTAGTCCTGGTCTGTCATTAGCATGGATAGCTCAGATCTTACCTTATAAATTCCTGGCCTTGTTTTTGGATGATACCTAATGATTTTAACTCTTTCTGAAGAGACAAAGCTTAGGTCTGGCTCTGCAATGCTTTCATACTGCAAGCATAAACCAAAAAATATCTTATCTGGATATTTTGCATTTTCTATAGCTAACCTCATAGTTTTTGGTAGGCTAGGATCTTCATATGAAGCTATTGAAATAAAAATACTCATGTATATATCCTATCATAAGTCCCCCATGAGAGATTCGAACTCCCGACCTGTGGTGTAGAAAACCATTGCTCTT